TCATTTTACTGAGCATAAAGCAGCTACCACCCAATAAATTACTACAGAAAACTTAGCTAGTTTTCCTCCTTTTTTATAACCGCATAGGTATGCTAATATTCCACCTATCCCTACAAACATACATATCCAGTATGCATTAGTTGATAAAATATCTAATAACTTATTTCTAAACACAAAAGTGTTTTGTGGTGCATTGTATTGACCTCTTTCTATAAATTTTTGTATCCATTCCATATATACTCCTCCTTAAAAAATTCCTTTAATTAAATCTAACATCCATGGGAAAATATAAAGTGCTGCAAAGGCTAAAGCATATTTCATCATTATCTTAGCTATGCTTTTTGTATCACCTTGCATTAAACTTTTGATTATATCTATTATGCATCCTACAATACATATCCAATAGCCTATTTTTCTAACTATACCTAATATAGTGTTTCCTGCTTTATCTATCTTGCCTAAGTCCCCTGCTGCAGAAACTGCATCTTGAACATAAAAAAGACTTCCTAGAATAAATACTGCTTGCTTTTTTAATCTATTATCTGCATTTATATGTTTTGCAACTAATTCCATGTTTGAATTATATTTAACTCTTTGTTTGTTCTTAAAATCTTCTACTTTAGTGTTAGAATAAATAACACAAATTTTCATATTCCCTCCTGAATAAAAATTAATTATTAGCAAATACTATAAACAAATAAATCTGAAAGAAGGTTTTTAATAATGTCTGGATTATTTTGGTTTGGTGCAGGCATGATAATTGCAACACACCTAATTCAAACTCTTTAAATTTGTAAATTAAATATTAACATTTGTATAAATGTACCTTAAATACACAACTTTCCTAATCTGTTTGCATAAGCTAGAAGTGTAGTGTAGCGTAACACAAGTAAGCGTAGCACACTTTTAGCGACATGGGATAAGTCTAGCCTTCTGCTAGGCTTCATTTTTATCTCTTTTTAAAGGCTTAAAGCTATATTTTTATAGCCATACAACTTCACTTCGTATTATTATTTTTTTAATTCCTCCTCATATAAAATTTTTATTGGTAATGTGCCTTTTAAAATATCTTTAACTACTGCAGCTGGATTGCTAAATTTTAATAATTTGCCATATAGCTGTAATTCTTTTACGTCAGTTTTTCTAAATTCTAATACTACCCTTAACCTATCTGCCATCATTGTCACCTCCTGTATATATTGTATTTATACATTTAAATCTTCTAGTACAATTAGGAAATATAACTGTATACAATGTTTAAACTGTATTCTTTGTTGTCTTTTAATATATCCTATGCACCTTTTGTGTAAAAGTTTCCTAATTTTAGGATTTAATTTAATAATTTATTTTTAATCCCATTTTTAGTATTTAAATATATAAAAAAAGCACCTAATCTTCTAGGTACCAAATATCCTCTACCTTTCGATTAAGTGCTTTAGCTATAGTTAATAATGTTTCCGCATTACCTTGAACTTTATTTAATTCTATTGTGTTATAAGTGCTTTTTTTAATTCCAAGCATTTCTGCAAATGCCTTTTGATCCATCAGATATTCTCTCATTCTTATTTCTTTAAGCCGATTTTTAACCACATATACCACCTCATTCCAGTATATGTAATTATTCTTCAAAAGATCTAAATTTCCTTTTTTAGCTTGTATATATCTATTTAGATAATTAGGTATATAACTATTAGCTATATTTTTACTATACATAAATAGATAGTGTAACTAATTATTCATAAAGCTATATATAATGTTGTTTATGTTATATTTGAATATATAACTATGTTTAAAAGAACACCCAACTAAAAATAAGTAGATAACTTTATAGAAAATAAAATATTGTAAAAATAAAAATAACTTTTGATAATAAAATGATACTCTTTTTATTATCAAGTTAAAGTAACTTAAATCGATTATGAAATTAAAGGATAGTTTATAATTTTATCTATATAAAACTTATATTAGCATCAAAATTTTGATTAGATTGGAGTGGAATTATGATAGATAATATTATCAATTCTCAACGATATTTAAATATTAACAATAAAAAAAATAATATAGAACAGAATGATCAATCTGAAGATAATAAATTTGAAAAATATCTTTCTGATTATATACCAAAATATACGGGCGACGAGGGTATATCAAAAAAATGTAATTATAAAGAAATGACAGTTTTTGAAAAACGTATATTTGATCATTATATGCAAACTGATTTTTTATATGGAGTTTCTTATGAGGATTTCAAAAAAACTCTTTGTGGATTTCCTCCTGGTGATGCTCCAAAATCCATAATAGAAGCTTATCAAAATACTATATCAAAATATCCTGAAAATCAACGTAAAAAAATTATGGGTGAACTTAGTTATTTAGAATCACCAAATGATAATTTAGATATGGGAACTATCATAAAAAATGCTATAGAACATTGTAAATTAGTTGAAATCATAACAGGCCAAAGCCAAAAACATAGGGAAAACTTATATGAAGATTTTTTAAATGAGTTCAACAAAGTTAACACTATAGATGATTCTCATAATGCTTAACTTATGTAACAACTTTATGTATGATTAAATTTATTATATCTGGATATAATAAAAACAGCCCAAGACACTATACCAATATATATAAATCCACGCAAAAAGAACCCCGTTTATTGGGGTTCTTTTGTATTTTGGAGAAGGTCAATACCTTATAGAAAATCTTATATTTAGTATTCTACAAATGTAAAAAAATTCCTTTGAATAATAAAAAAATAATCTTTTTTCTTTTATCTAGTAATCGTTATTAAAATCAATTATCATATGGTATGGTATAACCACAATTGCGACACGCCATACACACTAGTTTGCCATGGAAATCATGAAGTGGCTTAAAATCATGACCTAAATAATCGCAACATTTATGATTTTCTCCTCGCCCAACCGTAGCACCACATCTTGGGCAACTTTCTGCTGCATAAGCACTAGATACATTTACCCCAAGTATCAATGCTGTTAAAAGACCAATTACAATTTTTTTCATTTAGTCATCCCCCTTTATATTATTTTATCTGTTAAATCATTTTAAATTAACAGATTCTTATTATATAATTTCTACATTTATACAATTTTCCCTTTATAATTTTTCCCAAGTATTCATACATTTTACACCATTTTTCAATGAAATAATACAAAAGTGGTACTACCAAAACATAACACCAATATATAAAGTTCCATACAAAAAGAACTCCATTTTATTATTGGAGTTCTTTTTTAAATACGGAGGTCTATAATTACCCCATTGGGAAGCATTATATTTAATATTCTACAAATGTTAAAAAATTCCTTTAAGGAATAAAAAATAATAACTATAACATAGGCTACAATTATTATTTCTAATAATATATCCCATGTTATTGTTCAACAATGATTTAGACAAAAGAGAAGGTTCTATAATTTAAATACATCTCATGTTATTGTTCAACACGTAAATGGGTAAAGAAATATATTGAATTATGGATATTTAAATACATCCTATGTTAATGTTCAATTCCTATACTATCTAATTGTTATTCTTGTAATTTCTAATTTAAATACATCTTATGTTAATATTCAACCAATTTTGATGAAACAAAAATTGTTTATTATAACATATTTAAATACATCTTATGTTGATGTTCAATATTATGTAAGTATATTAATAACTCTAGTAGTTGTTTATTTAAATACATCCTATGTTAATGTTCAACTATTAAAAGAAATTGGAAATAATTATTATATAGATGAATTTAAATACATCATATGTTAATGTTCAACGAACAATATTGGCATCAAATATGAATGACTTATTTCCATTTAAATACATCATATGTTAATGTTCAACAAGCAAAGATGGCTTTGGAAAAGTTTTAATATTAGAATTTAAATACATCATATGTTAATGTTCAACGGGACAACGAATTTACTAGAAGGTACAGACTACCCAAATTTAAATACATCTTATGTTAATGTTCAACCATAGTAAAATAGCCATTCCTTATTTTTAAGGATAACATAGAAGTATTGATTTTACAAGGTTTTAAAATTAAAGTAAGCAAAAAAAATAAAAGGTACTCCCATAATAGAAGTACCTTAAAAATCTATAACAAATTTCTTTTATGCATTGCTTCAGTTATATCAAATGTTTTTATTGAAATATATCTTAATAATTTATTTCTTATAAAGAGAGGTAAAAAGGTTAAATTTTTATAGATATATACTAGCAATCTAGTTATATAAATTTCTATTTTCAGTAATACCATATCATTTTCACCCCCTTTATAGATACTACTTGTTATTAGCGTCTGCATCAAGTGTAGTGTCAATTTCCTTTTCAGATGATTTTAATAATTCTATGGGTATATTTTTTTCTTTCATCTCTTCTATTCCAATTCTTTCATTATTGACTTGTATACATGGATTATTTATAAAGAGTTCTTTTATATTTTCATCTAAATTTCCAAGAATATTTTTTATTGATACTTCATCAGTAATATTTAGTTCTTTTACCTCTTTTACTTCTTTTATTAATTTCAAATATTCTTTTCTTACTTTGATTTCTCCTAATTTTCTTTCTTGTTTTGCTTTCCAACTAAAATTTTCTGTATAAATGTTATATGAAAATTTCAGCATAGGTAATAATACAGCTAATGTATTTATACAACCGGTTAAATTAATTTCGAATGTACCTGATTCTGCTCTTTTATATTTTAGTTTTTCTGATTCATCACCAATAAGTGAATTTATATTATCATAAATAGAATTAATTAAAGTTATATTATTAATTAAGCTCGCTACTTCATTATCTTCCTTTAAAAATCTAATCTTTAAGTTTTTCTCATCTTCTGATCCTATCAATGTATATCCTATGTTTTTTATTTTATTTATGTCCCTAATAATATTATCGTATTGTTTTATAATTGTATTTACTGAATGAATAGCTTGAAAAAATAAAGGGGTCACCTTATTATCTGATTTAGAGTATGTAAACTTATGTATAATTTCAGTACATTGAATAAAAATTTGTATGAATCTATCCATATTAAAATACTCAAATTTATTTTCCATTTTTGACAATATAAAAGATGAATTGAAAAAATTTATTTCCCTTAATTGTTGCAAAAAATTAATATAATATTCTCTATTTTTACTTCTTAATGTTCTAGCATTACCAATAGCATTACTGCTTCCATCTGATATATTAATATTTAAAATATCCTCTATATTTTTATTTTCCCATTCATCAATCTCTGTTGATATAGTTCTTAAATCCTCAATTGTTTGTTGTATTTTTATTAGGCTTTGTTCTAAATTTGTGGCCTGTGTTATTATATCTGATAAATTCAACTTAATACCTCCATTATACTAATTTTAATATTGTATTTCATTATTTATATCAGTATAATAGATATATAAGTAATAAAATACAAATAGATTTTTAGAAATCACTTTGACGCCAATCAGCAGTGGTTTCTTTTTTATATATTACATGTTAATATTTTCATCTTTTGTATGTTATTCTACAAATTATTATAAATTCCTTCAAAAAATAAAAAAGGTAGCTACAACTTTAAACTGTAACTACCATCTAAAATTTAATATCTTACATATTTAGAATAAACATATCCACCATGTGGAGGATAATAAATGTGTATCCAATCTCCTTCTTTTCTATATAATTGTACTTTTGCCCCATTAGGTAAAGCCCCTAATATTCTGCTAGAAGTTGATTTCTTTTCCCTAATATTTACACCACTTGGTGTATTTATAGTGCCTGTTTTACCATCTAAATTAATCCAACTATTATTATTTGTAGATGGTTTGCTTGGTGCAGGTGTTACATTTGAAGATGTACCTAAAACACCATTTACTATTGCTTTAGCAATTCCACTCATTCCATATTTATTAAGTATGGCTACATCTCCAGAACTATCTATAAAACATACTTCTATATAAATTGTTTTGGCTTTAGTTCTTTTAGTTAGTGCTAAAGGTTGGTCTTTAATTCCTCTATTTCTAAATCCTAAATTATTTAACTGTTCTAATACCCGTTCTGCTTCTACTAAATACTTACCACTATAAGTATATACTTCTGATCCATAACCACCTACTGTAGTATTAAAATGTATGCAAATATTTAAATCTGCATTTACTGAATTACATAAAGCTACTTGTTTATTTAAACTTTCTTGTAATGTTGATGCATAATCTACTCTACATATGTTAGTGCTATGTCCTCTGCCTCTTAATTCTTTATCTATTTCTCCTACTAGTTGTCTTGTTAAAACTTCCTCTTTTAATCCGCCTATTCCTCTAGTTCCTACATCTCCACCGCTTAATGTATGTCCTGGATTTAAATTAAATAACATAAAACATTCCTCCTAAAATTTAATATAAAAAAAGAACAGGTATTAATCCTGCTCTTTACTTTCTTTTACCGCTTGCCTAGCTGAACTTTGTCCAAAATAAAACCCTATTATTAATGTAAATACAGAAAGGAACTCCGTACTTGATAAGTTTCCTTTTGCACTTAAAATGCAAAATACTATAGTAGTTAGTAATGCTATAATCTTTTTTATCTGTAAGAATTGTTCTAAAAATTTTATAATATTATTACTTTCTTTCATATAACCGTCTACCTTTCTATCTAAATTTTATTACCGCACCTAAAATACCCAAAATAATAGCTCCAGCGATTGTTCGCCAGAGCCATTTTTGATTATCCTTCATTTCCGTTATATATTTTTCGTTTTGACAGGCCTTATTATAGGCTACATCTGCTTTTTCTCTTGTACTGTTATATCCATCTATCTTTGTCTCTATCCTTACTATTCTTTCTAGTATTTCCTGTTGAATATTAGAATCCACATTACACCTCCAGTAATTAAAAATAGGCAAAATAAAAAGACCTAATGGTTCCTATTTTGCCTTTATGATTTATTTAATTGTGTCGTTATATATTAAGAATAATGCGAACTAAAAAAGCACTTTTTAAAAGTGCTCTTTAATAATATGTCATATTGTGTATTTAGTCTATTATTGTCTGCTTAACATACCCTTTTGATAGTTTCTAATTCATGACTTACTATTTTCAGAATAAAATTTTAAAGCTTCTCCAATAAATTTAGATGAACCATTGCCATATTTCTCATCAGTTACTTCTTGCAACATAGAATCTGATAAATAGAGTTCTGCCATATAACCCCAATGATTCTCTCCCTCATCCACTTTGTATAATTTTTGACTTTTTTTACTTTCATCTGATATTTCTTCAATGATTTGTTGAATCTCTTTTGAAAAAGGATCTTTACTTAAGTCAGATGTAAGCTTTTCATATAGTCCTTCTACTTTAGGATGCTTATCTCCTAAATAATTTTTTAGAGCTTCTCCAATAAATTTAGATGCACCATTTTCATATTTCTTATCAACTACTTCCATCCATCCAGGATATACCAAATACATTTGTATCATATAGTACCAATGATCATCTCCATTATCCATTTTGAAAATTTCATAATCTTTTTTAGCTGTATTTGTTATTTCTTCAGCAATTCGTTGAATTTCCTTTGAAGAAGGATCTTTACTTAAGTCAGATACAAGCTTTTTATATAGTTCTCTTAATTTAGGATGCTTATCTTCTAAAAAATCTTTTTTAAATACATCATATTTTTCTGCTAAAGTTAATATATCACTATTAAGATTTTTCTTTATAGCTTTAGCATATTTCTCAATACTTCCATATTTCTTCATAGCCATTTTAGCAATTTCATCTTCCTTAGATTTACACTTTTCAATACATTCATTATATTTATCTATACTACCATAAATTCTAATTACCTTATCCTCGTGTTCTGTTTTAAATTCTTCCAATACATTAAAATATTCACTCATATCAAATTCTTTAAAATTCATTGTGCTTTCTCCTTTTAATGTTTTATTTATAAGCTTTATTAAGCCATCTAATCTTTTGCGTTTTAACAAAAGCAACTTTTTCTGATTTTTTAGTGCTTGCATTTTATCAAAGTATGGGCTCGACATTATCTCTTTAACATCTTTTAAAGGTATATCAAGTTCCTTAAAAAATAAAATTTGTTGCAAGGTTTTAAGAGCTTCATCGTCATAAAATCTGTAACCTACTTCTGTTATTTCACTTGGTTTTAATAATCCTATTTCATCATAGTAATGTAGTGTACGCACACTTATTCCTGTCAAATCCGAAACTTGTTTTACTGTTCTCATTGCTACACCTCAAAGTTTAATTTTAGGGCTATCACTACTATCTAATACTCCGCCGGCTGTGAGTTTTTGTTAATATAGATAAGCTCTACATATATATTGCACTATGACGTGGCGTTAGAGTCAACACTTTTTCAAAAAAATTTAATCCTAAAAATCCTTAATATTGCTTAAATATTTGTTTACAGCTATTATTGATATTTGGTACGCATAGTTTATCTATTAGCAATTATATCCATTTATACTTGTAAACACTTATTTATAAACATTTACAAGTACTTATCTGTATTTATATTCACTATTGCGAACTAAAAAAAGAACCTGCATTAACAAGCTCTTTTTATCAGACACAATATATTCATAAATTATTTGAAAGTAATTTCTATAATGCTTTTACACTAAAACTATATCCACTAGTATCGCTTATAAACTCTGCAAATTCCCTATTATTTGTAAACATAAAGGTTGTCCCGTCATTTTCTATTTTTGCTAATGCACATATATCCATATCACCCCATCCATAACGAGGAATTGAAAAATATCTAATTGTATGTGGGCTTTCCCCACAAATTTCTTTAACAGTGGATTTAACAAAATCATAGTTATTCTCTAATTTTTTTTCAAATGTAATTCCATATCCATATCTTGATGATTCTTCTCTATAGGATTCAATTAATTGCTCTTTTGAAAAAGCTGAGAAGAAAAAGTCAATTTGAGTACCTTCTAATACATATTTAAAATTATCTTTTATCATATTCTTACACTTCCTTTACATTTTTTATTCTTCAACTTCTTCCTGCTCTACAAAGTTTTTTAATTGCAGGTTGATCCATGTTGAAAATTTAATACCTTTACCTTCGGCAATTTTAATAAATCTTTCATAAACATTTTCATCAACTGTAATATTTTTCCTCACCACTACCAAAAAATCACCCCCTTGGGATGATTATACAATATTTACACATACAATTTCTTACTATTATCTATTTATACACACTAATCCACATTATTTATCTATTGTGTAACAACTTTTTCTGTAGTATCTTCTTTAGCAGTTGGGTTAACTTTAACCAGATTGCTATACTGTTCTATAGCAATCTGGTTAAAGGTATAGAATACATTTAGTTTATTATTCATATCTTCCTTTTCATAGTAATTATTATCAATTAAATTTTTTAATAAATCATATAATATCATATTATTTACCTTCCTTTTCAAACCAGAAGGGCGCTCATAATAAGCTGAAAATTTTTGATTAACAGGTATTATGGATTTAATATTACTTTCTTGCTCCACATTACTTCTTATATTTTCTGCTTGAACTCTTATTCCACAAGCTAAAGTACTTGTAACAATAACTGAAAGTGCCATTAAACATGCTATTATTCTCTTTGATTTCATAACATATTCACCCTTCTAAAATGCTTTACTTGTATAGTCTATATTATAGTTATTCTACGTAAAAATGTAATTTCCATTCCATATATGTGATATATATGAAACTTTTTTTGCATTTTAAATAAAATTATAATAAAAAGACTATCTGAAATCTTGCATTTCCTTATCACAATTTTTTCCTAAATCATAAAAGAAGTTCATATAATAATTATACAAACTTCTTTTATAAATTCCTAAACCTATTATTTAATTATAAAATTGGTACTATTCTTATTGATACACATTTTGAATTGCTACCGGCTCACTGTCAACGTAATAATGTACTTCTGCTCTTGTCCAATCATTATATGTTCCAAACCCAGCTCCATATCTTCCTCTTGTAGTTTTATCACTGCTAAGCATATCCACTTCTGTATTTCCATCATAAAATATTACTAGAGTTTTAAAATAATGAGTATCACCATCATATGAATTTATTTCAGTGTGAACTTGATTATAACCATCTTGATAAGTATTACATTTAAAATCTGACTTATTTATACGCCTACTTAAAGTAGTTAAACTCTGCGTATTATTTGGCATAGTAGATGCAGCTTTTACATTTGTAAAAGCTAAACCAGAAGATAAAATAACTCCACATAAAGTAGTAGTTAAAAACTTAATTTTTTTGTTCATGAAATCATTTCCTTTCCTTCAAAAATGTGCAATAAATATTACACTGTAAATGTTAACACTGTAGGAATTAAATGTAAAATTTTGAATTCAATCATATTTTGAATTTATTCATTCAAATCTACTGTTATATCCAAAAATACAGTTAAATTGATATTTCTTAAAAATATTGCATAAATTATCATGACTTTTTATAAAGTTAATCAACTTCATAATTTTTTTGCTTTAAGTAAATTTATTTCTACTCAGTTTTAAACTTCTTTTGTATGTTCTAATATATAATCCTCTATAGCTTTTCTATAATCTTTATTAGTTACATCATCTAGGATGTATACCTTACCTGTCTTTGGATTTAAACCTTCATCTACTATTCTCTCCGCACATATTCTTACTATCACCATATTAACTTCCATTATAAAATACCTCCATCTAAATTATTGTCTGCTTGTAAAAGCAATTGATTTTCTAATTCTTGCTTTTCTCTTTTTAATTTCTCTTCTTCTGTTTCTATATGTGGTCTGTCTTCTAATATTAATTCTTTAGTTTTCACATTAACACCTTTGACAATTTTACCATCTAACTCACCAAACTTTGTAATTATATAGGGCAGTCCAACTGGTGAAGTATGTGGTAATAAATCTCCTTCAGCATCACCTGTATTTAAAAATATTTTACCTGTATTATCATAAATTATTAAAGAACCTCTTTTCATTTTTCCTCCTTCTATTCTGTTATAAAAAAATAAATTCCTCCAATACAAATTCCTTTGGGCGTAGAATAAAATTCGTTTGGTATTGTTATTATAAGTCCATTATTTTCAATTTTTACATTAATTAAATATTGATTCAAATTACTTATATTGTTACGGGCATATTGACTTAAATTAAATTTAAATTCTTCTGTACTTGCAAACCAAGAATCGTAATCGCTTCTACCGTTATCACCATACATGTTAATAAAAATAAATATATTTTGGGGTATAAATTTTAAATCTTTTAATTCATATATTAGTTTCTCATTTTGAAAATCTATTTTACCTTTAGCCCATTTTTTACCTGTACTAACTTTGCTAATATTTTTTATTATATCTTCCCATTTGCTTTCTTTTGTAATCTGTAGACTTTTATCTAATTGCAATAATGCGTCTACAGTATTAAATTTTACATTATTGCCAGAAGTAAAAACCTCATTAATTGCACTTACTAAATTTGTTTTATTGATAGTTTTTAAGTTATCTTTATTACCTGTTAGTGTCGTAATATCAGCCAATTGTAACTCTACAGATTCACCAGAATTAGTTTTAATATCTTCTGCTTTTAATTCTATTGCACCAGTTTTACTGTTTACAGAGGTCACTGGGATTTTAATATTTTTTATTTTATTTTCAAGTATTTCAATTTCAGACTTTTTAGCAAAAATTATAGTTGGATCTATCTTAAGAGTTATATTTTCTGTATTAGAAACTGTTAATACCATTTTCATTATCAGCTCTTTTGTACTGCCATCTTCAGCAAGTGGTTTATAGCTTTCTGCACATTTAGCTATAGCTAACATATTATTATCTTCATCAAATACCCCATATTCCCTAATCATAAAGCCGCCAACATTTGCAGGAATCATCATCTCTACGTTTATCCAATTAGGATTTTTCTCATCTATAGCCACATGAGTTATATTACCTTCCCATACTGTATTGATTAAATCTTCTTGATCTTCTCTTGGATTGTAATAAGATCCTCCACCATCCCCAACTTTCATTTTTACAAAGTTAATTTTACTTCCAAATCCAGCACTATTAGCTATTTTAGCTTTGCCTATTTCTGTAAGTAAAGTATAGAATTTTTCTGCCAAGTTTATCCCTCCTTTGGATATGTTGTTATAGTCTCTAATCCTGCATTCTGTGCTAATGCTATTTCTATGTTTCCAGTTGTTTCAATATTGTTTGGTGTCCATGGATATACAGTTATAGTTTCTCCACTAAAAGAAGTTGCTCCAATATATAAATTACTTTCTGTCAATGAAATTAGCTTATATTTAACAGACAAATGAGAAGGTTTAATTTTTTTAACTTCTTTATACAAGTCTTCTAAACTTTTAGGGAATCCCTCTCTACCAGTTAATTTAACTTCAAATGTATAAGGAGCTATGTCTTCTGTTATCAAAATATCTGCTCCAGTATAATTCTTAAGGATCAAAGCCATTCTTTTAGGATTAATTGCATATCTACTCTGTAATTTAGCTATTACTTTTCTTCTTCTACGCTCTATTTCTTCAGTTGGATTATTTACTACATTTACTGCTTCTTCCCAATAAATTAATCCCCATGTCGCAGTCTGTGGGAAAAATTGTTTTAATATATCATTTGCAAGTAACCCAGCAGTATCCCATTCATAGCCTATAGCCTCAAAAATAGATTGTATCACTTTACTTTGTTCATAAATAGGTGAAACATATGTTATCATTTCTTTTCCTTTTTTGGACTTTATCATTGTATGTTAGTCACCTCACCTATTACAGCTACTTGATCTATAAGTTTAATATTCTCAGTAATCCCATTTACAGTTAAGTTTTTAAAATCTTCTATTCCCTCCCCCGTAAGAATCATAGATCCAACTATAGTGTGAATTGCAGTATAAAGTATAGTTCCTCCTATAGATATTCCAGATAAATACTTGCTTAAATTTTCTTTTAAACTGTTTAACACTATCTCAGAATTAAAATCTTCTTTAAATTTAAAATTGGCTTTTATATCAATAACTAAAGTAATTGGAGTATCTATTGTTGCAATAGCACCTATAGGAGCTTTTCCACCTCTATTTTCTTCTCTTGGGACTATTTCATATATATAATTTTGCACTTTATCTATAAGTTCTCTGGTAGCAGGCTTATTATTTTTATCTAATATTAATACTTTAACTGTCCCCGGACCATTCCATTCATCTATTACATATGCATAACCAACACCATCTACTTCCTTAGCCCATTTTTTATAATGTTCATTATTACCACTTGTAGCTTCATTTTTATATTCTTCTAAAACTCGTTCCCTATAATGTTCTTCATCTTCTAAGTCAGTTCCACCTGTAAACTCCTCTTCATTTGTAATACTTTCTATACCATTAATACGATCCATAAGTATGGTTATAGTGTTTTTTAGTACATTTCCTATAGTACCTGCCTTAGTACATTCAGCTTTAACATAAGCCACTCCTGTTTCATCAATAACTTTATTCTCTGTAAACTTAAAAACAACAGATTCAGAATCATCTGTTGCTACAGTTCCTATTAATTTATCTTTGTATATATTAGTACCTTTTCTTCCTATAACTTTTATAACTCCTATAGATTTAGTAGGAAGGTTTTTAAATACCCCTTTACATTCTCCTAAGTATTCAAGCCACACACCGTAACTAGTTTGTGGGAATGCTAACCTTAACATATTCTGTAATTGAACTTGCATTAAACTTGCTTTTTCCTCTGCGGTAGGTCTTGTATTATCCCAATAGAAATCTCCCTCAATGGTAGATACATTAGGCGGTGCTTTTTCTAACATTCTTTCATGTATGGTATCAGCATCTTCCTGTAAAAACTCTGGAATAAGTAAATCCCTTTCCAATCATATCACCACACTTTCAATTCACTATGCAGCATAAACTTTTCTTCATCTATAGTTATAATTTCAAACTCATAGTAAACTTCTTCTTTGTTTTCAGACCATTTAAAAATAAAATTATCAACGTCTTTAGTCCTTGGATGTACCATAAGAGTTTCTTCTGTCATTCTCTTTATCTCTAGTTCCATTGCATCTTTAGAAATATCTTGACCAATAATATTTTTAAACTCCTGACCATATAAATCTGAATAAGCTAATTTGTATCTTGGTGTGGCCATAGCTTTATAACACCATTGTACATAAGCTTCTAAATCATTAGCCTTAGCTATAGTTCCATCTGGATTAGTAACAAACTCTCCTGTTTTAAAGTCAAATAAATAAGAACCTTTAAAATCTATAATAGTTTCTTCTAATTCTTCTATATTATTTTCTTCTAAGTTGTCTGGGAATAAATTAGGCATTTACAACCCTCCCAACTACAACAAATTCATCTTTTAATAATGCAACTAATACTCTATCTCCTGGACCTAATGGTTTTAATTCTTTAGGTGTTTTAAAATTATGACTATGTGAATGTTCTCCTGCTGTTTCTGTATTATATTCATTCTTCATTTTTAAATAATCCAACATCATGTAATCTTGTATTTCATATTTAAAATTATCTAATTTAAGCCCACTAGAAGTTATAGTTGCTAAATCTAATCCTATATAAGAAATTGCTTCATTAACTGCTCTATTTGTATTACCTTTTATCTCTCTTGCTATTTCATTAAATATTGTCTCCACTATAGAATTTCCTCCTTATATAATTCAAATTAGATAAAGTTAAATCCATTCTTCCAGTACTACCTAGATTGTGGGTAACATCTATAACATATAATATCTGTCCATTAACACTTACCTTATCTCCTGCTCTAATACTGTTTATATCTATACCAGATATATGTGCTGTTTCTTCTCCAGTATTAAATAAAGCATCTGCTCTTTTTCTTCCTTCAGCACTGCTTTTTATTTTTTCATCTTGCACTAATTTTTGTATTGTTCCATACTTACTCGTATCTTTTTTATATACACCAGTAACAGGAGTTTTCTTATTTTCCTCCTGCTTACCTAATATCTTAACTTGTGTAATCATTCCTTCTAGACTACTTTTAAAATTTATATCCTCTGCTATAGTTTCTAATCGCCATACTGTCTTATTACTACCTAACTGTATTATATTTAACTTATCTAACATTCTAAGTTTATAAAGATTTCCACCCTTTTGAGCAGTTTCTTTCAGATCCTTTATCATCATTCCTAAAATAGTATCACTTCTATATACTGCCTTAGCAAGTTTAGCCCTAGTATTAACTAAGCTTGCGGTAGGAATTCCCCAGTCTCTGCAATATTTTATAATTCTTTGTGTAGCAGTACCTTCTCCAAATAAATACTCGTCTTCGGACTCTTCTATATATATTGTTCTTTCTTTACAGGTAAGTGTTATTTTTTTGGATTTTCTAGATTTATCTATATCCCATATGACACCTTTAAACACTTGCTTGTTTTTCTTAGTTTCAAAATCAATATCATATATTTCTATAGAATGTCCTTTTGCTATTCCTAGTCTCTTAAGTTCCTCTGTTTCTACTAAATTAATATTTGCAGTATATGCTATACCATCTATAGATTCACTTAGCTGTATTCCTTCGATTAGGTTATCTATCTTATATTTATTTCTAAGTATTATATTAGCCACATTACATCACCAACTTTTGACCAGCTCTGATTATATTAGGATTAGGACCTATAATATTTCTATTCTTCTGATATATAACATTCCATTTAGAACTATCCCCAAACCACCACTTAGCTATCTTCCAGAGAGAGTCTCCTTGTTTAACTACATATATTCTAGAATTAGATTTTGTCGTTGGCCTATTATTTGTTAAAGCTACCGTTTTTACTGTGGATGTTGTTTTAGGTGGAGCTAATGTTTGTATCTTTAATTCCCTATAAGTTCTAAAGCTAATGGTAATATACTTATCTCCTGTTTCTCCTCCTCTTTCTTCTTCACTTATAGAGCTAATATTTACTAAATTATTAAAATTAAAATCTGTAATTATTAATCTAAGAGGCTCTTCCTGCTCCATCCACTTCCCTAATTTAGCTATAGCTTTTTCAGGTTTAGGAATGTTTCTATATCTACAATAAGTATCATATTCTTTAGGTAGTAACGTTAGAAAACTTAACTCTTTTATTTTTTTACCCTTGTCACTTAGATCCACTTCTCCATAATCTACTATATCCGCAGTATCGTATTTCTTGCTACGATTCACTACTATATTATCTAGTGGATTAACAGGAAATTGGAATGTTGTTTTTTCTTTTTCATTTCTTAAATATACATCCAATGAAAATCACCTCAAATAAAAAAGAGACACTTAAACAATTTAAGCATCTCTTTAGCTATACTATTTTTTTATTTTAATGCATCTGCAGCCTTTTTATACTTTTCATCCATAATATTAGTATTTTCTAATATATATTTTCCATCTTCTTTTTTATATGTTACAACAACACTCTTCATTTCATTATCTACATACATAACATAAGCAATTCTTACGAATTTTTTCTGAATAAAATAATCTTCTAAATTAGTTTGTATATTTGCAGCTTTCTTAGTATAAGACTCTAATTCTTCCATTGCTGTTCCTTTAGCAACATTTATACTTATATTTAAATTTATAAATCCTACTTCTGTATCCTCTATAGTAGATATTGCTTTAACCTTTTCTATAGAATTTATTTTATCATATAATTCCCCTTTAGTTATTTCTGTTGTTTTTTTATTATTTTCTTCTTTTTTATTCTCGACTTTTGTTTCCTTAGTAGTCTCTTTATTATCTTTAGATGTTTCATTTCCACAACCTATTAATAAAAACATAAATATAAATAGCAACAAAATTGAAATTTTAGTTAATCTTCTCTTCAAAACAACCCCTCCTTTTCTGTCATATTATAACATATTTAGAGGGGGTATGCATATCACTTCTTTATATTCTTAAGTGCTTCTTTTAATTTATATCCAAATTCTTTCATTGCTTCTTGTACCATCCCATCTATGTCAGCATCATTATCAAAATTATTCTCTACATCTACATCTATGTTTACATTTGATCCACCAACTCCGGCTAACTGAGGCTGTGCCACTGCAAAATATGGTTTTGGTTTTTCTTCTGTTATTTGATTATTTTCTTCATTTAATCCAGATTGTAAAAATTTTTTAGACTCCCTATTATTTAGTACTCTTTCTCCACCTTTAAATAATCTTGTTTGCCTACCAACTAATATCTCAAAACCTCTTTCTGCAACTTCATGAAATCCAGATGTAGCATTATTTGTTCCTGTTGCAAGAGCTTTCCCAGCCCCTGCTATAGAACCTGGTCCATTATAAGTATCCATACCATTTTTATCGTCGCCTTTAAAGAAATCATTTACCCAAGTTGTTATTTTTATTACTTTTTCTTTTATAGTTAAAGCATTAAATTCATGTATTTTAGCAATCATTGCATCAAAATTATCCCGTACTCTCCCAGTTTCCCAATCTACTTCAGTAACATGTTCTCCTGCCTGTTGTTGGGCATGTGATACTACCTCTGTATGCATTTCTTGTGCTTTTGTAACAGCGTCTTCTTTTTGTCTACTAGCTGCATCTAACATTTGATTCGCTTGATCAGAAGTTATTATTCCTAAATCATCTCTTTGATGTATAATTTCCGCTACAATTCTATTATACTGTTCTTCTGCAGCTTGTATTGAACCATCTCTAGCTTTAGCACTATTTTCTACAACTTTTGCCGCTTGTTGTGCTGTTAAATTTCCACTATCAAAGTTTAGCTTTTCCAAAATGACCCTTTGTTCTTCCGCTGACTTTGATATATTTTGCACTGCTGTTTGAGTCATATTGTTCCTAATTGTGTTAATTTCATTTAAGTCTTGTGTTGTAAGCTTTTTATGATTTTGAGATGCCTGATTCACTATTTCGTCTATTCTTTGCTGGCCTTGTTGAACTATATTTTTTTCTGCTTCTTGTTTTTCCCTTATTTTTTGTAATATTTGTTGATTTTCCTCTGCTTTAAGCCCACTTTTTTTACTCATAAAAGTTTGCATAGTTTGGTAGCCTTCATTATATCTCTTATCAATAGCACCTTTTAGTTGGTCTGACATTTGATTAAAATCACTTATAACACTTTGAGAGATTTCTTTAGTTATTTTTTTATTATTTATTTTAATATCCATAAGACTTTGTCCCACATGCTTATCTAATTTCATATATGAATTCATTGCTTCAGCAGTGGATTTGGATACTTCTTCTCCGAACTCTTTAACTGCAGGAATTGAATCCTTTTTAAAATGTCTATATAATTTAATTCCTGCATATGTTGCTCCACCTATTGCCCATGTCCAAGGGTTTAAGAGTAATGCTCCTCCTTTAGCTGCTAATCCTAGACCACCAACTCCTTTGGCTGCTAATCCTGTTCCTGTCGCCAATGCTTCTGTAGCTTCTGCTGCAACTGCAGCTTTTTTAGTAATACCAAAGAAAGCAGATAATTTTGGGCTAAGCTCAATTAAAAAAGTTAATGCTTTTGTAGTCCCTTTTATATATTTAGTTAAAGGATTAAATGCTACAGTTCCTATTGCTACTGCTGCAAACATTTTTTTAGTACCTGTACCAAGGCTATTAAACTTTTTAGCTAAATTTGATATAGTGTCTACAACTTTAACTATCCCTTGTGTTATATCTGGGATTTTAGCTGTAAACCAACTTACAAACTCTTTTGCATAAGGTGCTAACTTCTCGCCTAGTTCTATGTTCATGCCCTCAACTGCACTTTTAAGTATGGTAAATTGACCTTGTAAACTATCTAAACGAGTTTCTGCCATCTTTCTTGCTGCACCATCTGAACCTTCTAATTGCTTAGTCAAAGACTGTAACTTTTCGGGTCCCTGCTCAACCAACGCCATCATTCCACTCATAGCCTCAGTACCAAAAATCGTAGATATAGCTTGAGCTTTCTGTTGTTTAGTTAAGCCATTCATTGATGTTTTCAGATTTCCTATGACTTGACTTAAAGGCAACATTTTGCCATTACTATCGAATGCTTTGAATCCCAATTTTTCAATGGCTTCTGCTGCTTTTTCAGATGGATTTGCTAACCTAGCAAATGAAGCCCTTAAAACAGTCCCGGCCTGACTTCCTTTTATATTTGCATCTGCGAGCATACCTATTGCAGCAGATGTTTCTTCAAAACTAATCCCTAAAGATTTACTAACCGGTGCTACATATTTCATGGACTCTCCAATTCCGGATATATCTGAGTTGGTCCTGGATGCAGTAAGTGCTAATACGTCTGCAACATGTGCACTTTGTTTAGCTTCCATTCCAAACGCTCTTATTGTTCCTGCTGCTATATCTGTTGCTTCTGCTAATTGTATATCCCCGGCAGAAGCCATGTCTAGCAATCCTGGTAATGCTGCTATGGTTTCCTGTACTTTAAAGCCTGCTTGGCTTAGTAACATTTCTGCATCTGTTACATCTTTAGCCGACCAAGCAGTTTCCGCTCCTAATCTTCTAGCTTCTTTCCCCAGCACTTGCATTTCTTGTGCAGTAGCTCCACTTATAGCTTTAACATTAGCAAGCCCCTGTTCAAAATTACTAAAGTCTCTTACTGCAGCAGCTATTCCTAGTCCACCTATCATTACTGCTCCAGCAGTTGCTATAGCTGCTAATTTAGAACATGCTGCCTTTGAAAATTTAGATAACTTCCCTTCCATCTTCTCAAGGGGTTTACTTAACTTATCTTTTAATCTAACAGAAGGACTAGCTTTTATTTTATCTAAAGCTTTAGTCCTTTTTTCTGTTTGTTTTGCGAATCTCTCAGTTGCTGTTAGCTTCTTTTTGGCTTCACTATCTCCTTCAACCCCAATTTTTATATCTAATCTATAAATTTCTTTTTTAGCCAATTATCTAGCCCCCTTTCGGGCTTGTTCAGCTATTTTCTTTTCCTCTTCTATCTCATAATCAGTAAAGGCGAGAATTAATCTTCTCGCCATATCATTAATTTGAACATTATAAAAGTCGTGAGGACAAATATTATGCTTTGAATACATATTGTATAAAGCTGTTATTTTTCCACCACGACTTATTAGTTTTTTATATCTTCAATTTCTTCTAATTCATTATCAAATCCGCTTAATTCTAAAACCTTATCTCCCATTGCAGAAGTTTCTCCTGCTAGGAATTTCTTTCTTATAACCTGTTTACCATCACTTGCTTTTAATGCATCTAATAATTTAGAATTATTCCAATTTGGGCTTACTGTTGCCGCTTCTATAAGTGCTGCATTAAATTCCTCATCGTCTAATTCTTTTATTCTTTTTCCTCTTTCTTTTCTAGTATAAGTACATTGTCTTTTTATTTTATTTATTTCTTTTTCACTTAAACCTTTTAAAGTTACTGGAACACCTAATCGTTCTATAAAATAAGTAGCTTCTGGAACTTCATCAGGCTCCATAAGTCTGTTTATTATATCTTCCTCTGTCATATTTAATATTTCTTCATCCTTTATTTTTTCACTCATTAATAATTCCTCCTAAAATTTATTTATTCTACAACTATTGGGTCTAAGAGCTCATAACCTTCAAATGTGAAAGGAGTTTCCTCCTCCACTAATTCATTAGCTTTTAAATTTATAAGATTTAATTTATCTGCCATGCAATTCATTAATCGAATTCGTTCATGTCCATAAGCTTCTGGGTCTTCTAAAGATGAAATAACTTCAAATCTTTTAAACCCTCTTTGAATCATAGCTGAACTTACTTTAAATCCACTCATTGAACCTGTACCTTTTTTACTTCCTTGTTTATATCTTGTCCAATCATCTCCAACTAAGTTAAGTTCTTTTTTATCTAACTCAACCTCAGCTGTTGTTTCTGTAAGATTTGTTTGCCATATACCATCTATAAGTATTTTCCCTTTAGACCCGTGTATGGTTCTTGAAGCATCCAATGCCATAAATTATCACTCCTATCTCAAATATCCTGTTCCATAGATACGTTTCATTACATTTACATACTTAGCATCCCATTTCCAGAATACTTCATCATTTTTCGCCTTAGCTTGTAATTCCTCATCTATCTCGACTGTAAAGTCTTCTATTACACCTTCTTTTTCTAAAACCTCAAAGTATTGTTTAAGAGCACATATTAATGCTAATCGACCTGTCCCCTCATTAGGTACTTTACCTATAAACTCTTTCCTTTTTAGTGCAGTATCTCCATCAACTGCATTCATGAACTTTATACCTCTGATATATCCCCAAGTTTCATTTTGTTCTTCACTATATTTTTTTAGTGTATTTACATCATCTACAACTATAACCTCATCATCTTCTTTTACTAGAATTAGAGTTCCTGCTTCTAAACAGTTCTCCACTTCTTCCTTACTTAAACGAGGTTCTACATCTTCAAATATAGTCTTTTCATTGCAGATACTCTCTTTTAACCTTTTACCTGTTGCTAATCCAGCTATATAGCATGCAGTTTCAGTGGGTGTATACTTTACACCTTCATAGTAACCACTAATACCTACATTAACTATCCCCTCAAAGTTAAATTCTTTACTCTTTGTGTTAGCTTGTTGAATAGTATCTGTGTCCTTAATTCCTAAGTAAGCAATTATATTGTTGCCTTTAGTCTTATTTCTTTTAACCCATGCTTTTACAGTGTTTTGTAATGATTCATCAGTTACACCATCTAAACAAAACCCATCAGCTTTATAGCCTTCAAGTATCTCCATAGCTTTAATATAATGCTCATTAGTTATAGATGTTGTACCATCATTACCTCCTGTAATGGTTTGATTTGCAACATTACCGAGTTTTCCATTGCCTTCATCTAATTTAGTAGCCTTAAGCCATGTATTTTCCACATTTTCATTAATAGATTTAGCTACTTCTTCTATAGTTCCACCAAGTTCAGAGAATGCATATAGCTGTTTAGTTGCTTCATATAAAATTAAATCTTTCTTAGTATCATCTACTATATTTGTTCTAATTGTTATATTAAAATCTCTAGTTGTAGGATATAAGGTTTCTATTTTTAGAATATCTGTATCTTCTGTATCCTTAAGCATTACGCTTGATATCTTTTCTGCACCATCTGTAAGCCTATATAGTAACAGCTCTTTAGGTTGTCCTAATAGCGATAATCTGCCTAATCTATACGCTGTATTGTCCTTACCAAACTTATTTATTAAGTCTTTTTCATCTTTTATACTTACTACTTTTTCTATAGGTCCCCAATTAGCTTTAACTGGCATGGCCAAAATGCCATGTATTCCAGTTCCTATTCTTTTTTCTGCTAATGCTTTAAATCGGTTGTAAAAACCCGGTATAGTAGGTCTATTATTTTCATTCCATACTCCTGTGGCCATTATTCCACCTTCTTTCCTAAGAACTTTTTAATTCTTCCTTCAAATTCTTTTTTAGTCATTTCTTCTTTACCACAATCAAATAAAGCACCAACTGCTACCTCTTTTCTGTAACCTGTTAGTGCTTCACAATTTTCTATTAAATCTTGTACTGGATATAATTCCTCCTGGATTAAATTTGTTTCTTCCTGCATACTAATCCTCCTATTTTAAACTTCCTTTACCATAAATTTTATTTATAGTAGGAGTATCATCTTTTATCATTTTCTTTCTGCTAAAATCTACAGTTAATTGTCCTACTCCTAACATATCTGCATCTCTATCTTCCTGTATGCTTTCTATAGTTAAATACCTTCTATCTTTTAAGTCTAAAGGTATCTTTAAATCTGTTATGAGTTTATCTTCTATAGTATCTAATAACTTTTCTATATTACCTCTATTCCTATCAACTACATGGCATATAAGTGTTTTATTCTCTTTAATTAGGGCTCCATTAATACGTTCCTTACTTGTATTAGCCACTCTCCAAAGTATAGAAGGCACCTCAAAATCCTTTTTCCAATTGTTCAAATAAATTGGATAATTGATTATTTGTTTAGTGTATTCTTCTAAAGCATCTAACCATTCATCTTTATTAACTTCATCTTCTTCATGCAGAGAAATAACTTCAAATCTTAATCCTCTAGCTATAGCATTCCATTCCTCGTCAATAATGTCTTGGCCTATTGCTCCATTAAAAATACAAGTAAAAGTTTCATCTGCATTAACATCTTCTATAGTTTGTAAATCTAAAGATTTAATTACCTTCTCAGATAAAGCATCTAACTTTTGGAATGTAGTTCTTTTTTCGTATAACCATATCTCAATAGTCCTTTTAAATGAAGTTGGATTATTCTGTTCATCATCACTACCTTGCAGAATTACTGCATAAGGCTTTACTGTATCTTTAGATGGAACTGTAGGCTCATAACAATCTTTAAGTTCTGGAATACTATCTATTAACTTTTGTCTTATTCCTGCTCTCAATTCTAATCATCACTCCAATATCTAAGCACTGCTGACTTAATAACTTCTCTATTACCTTCTAAAGTGTTTTCTATTGTCTTAAATCCTTTCGTACCAGGATGATTTACTTTTTTAACTGGATGTGCTGCACCTTTCCAATATAAGGCCTTTCCATTCTTGGGAGCTATAACGTGAGGTTTACTTCCTTCTTCTAATATCTCTCCATATTCAACACCATGAGCCAAATATATAGAATAGTTATTTCCTCCACCTTCACATCCACCTTTTAAACCTTGTCTAGCATTAGAAGTTCTATCTGTCCATTTAGCATCATTTTTGGCTTGACTTTCTAATTTCCTAGCCATTGCATTACACAATATATTCATACCCACTTTTTTTCTTGCGATATATTCAATAGCTCTAAAATTCATATTAATCTACCCTCTCGAGATCACACATGTACCCACATATAGTATTTTCTATTTGTATAGGATAAGTTGCAGTAACTTTCATATGGCCTTCTAAACATTTAAACTCAATAGCTTCTTTAGGATTAATTTCTATATCTGCATCCTTATTAGCAATCATTTTGTATTTATCAGTACTGTAAGATGTTCCCTGTGTTTTGCTATCTATAACTATCTTATTTGAACTATCCTCAAGATATATAAGAACCTTAAGAGCTTTTATAGTTTCAACTTCTTCAAATGCTCCATCAACAATAAGTTTTTCAGTGTGTTTAAATTCTATTGTCGTAGGATTCAATTCTATTCCTTTATCAATTGTATCTATAATCTTTTTAGCTTTTAAAGTAGACATCTAACATCCATCTGCCCTTCTCATAGATGTTTTGTATCCTGTAGCTTTACTTGGATTTAAATTAGCCTGTTCTTGTAAATAATCAGCCTGATACATAGCGGCCAAGTTGTTCCAATAATCTGGATCAGCATTTTCCACTTCTATAGGTCCTACTTTTATTTTCTTATCAGTATTAGCTTTCATTAAACAACCACGCCAACTAGCTTTAAGAACATTATTGTCATTAACTACAAGTAAATTATTTAATTCTTCATCAGTAAATACAGGATATTGGCTTTCATTTAAATTAATCTTTAATATTTCTAAAGGTGTAAGTTCCATTCTTATTCACCTTCTTCTATTTCAGCATATTTTCTTAGCTCCCCTAAATCACATTCCTTAACTTCAAATTCTTCATCAATTTTAATATGTTTACCTCCATATTTTATATATTGCTTAGCCTTAGCTTTTAAAGTTTTTTCTTCTACTTTCTCATCTTCCATAGCATTTATATTTTCTTCTTTGGACTTTGCCATAATAAAAATCTCCTTTCTTATATAAAACTAAAGAGCAGTCATATTGACTACTCTAATTAATATACTGTTGCAAAGAATACTTCATCTGCCCTGTCAAATGAAACAATAGGCATAACTGATACTTTTGTATCTACAGTAACTGGATCCTCTTTTACCATTGTTGTTACTGCAATACCTGTGTCCACCATATAAGTATCTAATTTAGATGAACCTGATTGCTTGTCAAATTCTTCTGGAGTTGTACCATAAACAGTATTGCCCAAAGTTGTTCCACTCATAAGTGTTATTTTACCATCCACATAATATGGAACTGGATCATCACCTTCTGATGGAATATAAGTAGCATCTTCTAAGAATACAACTGTTAATTGAAGTACTTCTTTAACAAATTGAATATAATTCGCTTGAGATAAAATTAATGAAGTATTTAAATTACTGTTCTTAATATGATTTGTAATAGCTTTATTAACTAAAAATGTACTATCAAAAGTATTTTCAGTTAACAATAATGTTTTAGGCTTTGCATATTGGTCATTTGTAATAGCCTTCTGCCATGACTTTATATCTCCTATAATATCAGCATCAGGATTTGTCCACTTATCTGTTCCAGTTAATACTTCCCTATGATTATCTGGGACCCCATATTCTACTACAATATCGCCATCTTTTGAAGTAAAGTTTAATAAACCATTTTGAATTACTGATGATCTCATTTTCTTTGAAATTATATTTGCTCCATCTATTAAATTGGAATAATTCTCAAATACTTGTCCTAATAATGCATTTACAAAATTTTCATTATTTGCTCCTATTGCATTTTGCAAATCTCTTCTGGTTGTTTCATCAATCCCCATGCCTTCCTTAAAGAAAGGTATTTCTGTTGATTTAACTGTTAAATCAGCACTTAATGCTCTCATCTTTGTATTTGCATCAAAAGTGCTCATCCTTAAAGCTATTGGTTTTTTCTTAGCACCTTTAGCCATTTCTAACTTTGTTCCACTAACTTTTTTATCTGGGAATAGAGCCTTATCTATTGTTTGTTCTGCTGGTAACTCTTTAATATAAAGAGCTATGTTTTTTGAATTAATATAATCTCTTAAATTTGGCATATATATTTCCTCCTTATTCTCCAAAAATTATTTGTTTTAATGCTGCCATTTCAACTTTTTTAATAGCTTCATCTGAATTAAACTCAACTACATCTTCATATAAAGCACCATGGACAAATACTGGCACTACTTCTGTTGCATCATCTCTATCTGCTGTTGGTGACATTGAACCTTTAAAAGATGTATCTTGATATACAACACCAAATGCATCTGTTTCACTTAAAGTTGAAGTTACTTTCTTACCATCTTTAGTAATTAAAGTACCTGCTAAAAGCACCTCATTTTCATCTAAAAGTGGTTTTACATCACCTTTTCTTATTTTGATAGGCAATGAAATAAAATGATCTCCAGCTATTAATCTTAATTTATTTTGTTTAGCACCTATTGTATAGCTTGATTGTCTCAAAATACATTCCTCCTTTATTTTTATTTAGCAAAGTCTGTTAAACTTTTTGCTTTCATATTTTCTGCTCTTTGCTTTCCTAATTCTGAAGCAAAGTTAGTTTTATTTGGCTGTGTATCATTATTACCACCAGTAACAAATGATCCTGTGCCTTTTATTTCTTTATCAAATAAATATTCATGACTTGTTTTAAGTGGCTCTATTTGTTCTTTAAGACCTATGACATTATCTCCATCTACCTTAAGCTTATCTTTGTCTATAAGTGTCATAATTAACTTTTTATCCTTAATACTAAAAGCCCCTAAACCTTTTTCTAAGGCATTATTAAAAGCTATATCTGATAATTGTTTCTCATAAGTTTCTTTTTGTGTTTTATTATCTAATTCTAATTGCTCAACTTTTTCTTTCAATCCATCAACATCTTTATATTCTTCTTTTAAATTATTTATTTGTTTATCTCTTTCACCAACTTGTTTTTTATATTCCTTTGCCTGTTCATTTACCTGATCAAATCTAGTTTTTGAAATGAATGAACCACTTGAAACATCTTCAAAATCTTTTTTATCTAATTCTTTTCTTTTATCTTCTGAAAGAGCATTGAATGCTTCTTCTCCTATAATATCTTTTATATGTGCCATTCTTTCTTTTCCTCCTTAATCTTAGGCATAATAAAAGCACCTACTATTTTTACTTAGTAAGTGCTTTTATTTTTCTATTTTATATGGTTCTGACATAAATTCTTTATATTCATCTTTTGCCCATTTAGGTGCATTCTCTTTAATTTGTAAACCATCATCTGTATAATACCCATAACCTTCTTTTAAAAATCTTGGCTCAGGTTGATCCATCTTTATCACCCTTTCATTTTTATATATTCTTTTAATTTCTTTTCTACTTTTTCTCCAAATACTTTAGCAAATTTTCTTGGATTTTCTCCACCAAAATATTCTGCAAATGTTTCTGCAAAAGCTTCTTCTGGCTTAGTTCCCCCATATCTGCTTACAAGTTCAGCTATATTTCTAAAACTAATATCTTCATTATATTTTTTATTATAATCTGAAATAGTATTTTCTATAAATTCTTTGCACCAATTATTGCTAGATATACCGCTGTCCTTATCAAGCCATTTCATAGAATCAGCAATATGATGACCGTACTCATGTACAAATGTTTTATGTGGCTTAGCATTAGCTACTGTCCACTTACTTTTAATACATTGTTCTATATAACTATTATTATACCCTTTATCAGTAAAATATGCACCATTTAAAGCTAGTTCTACTGCTTGAGGTTTGTTGATATAATATTGGTAATAGCCTACTGCATTCATCCTTGCTTTGATTTTTATTATTGGTAATTCAACTGGATCTATCTCCTTAAATCCTTCAAAATAACTATGAAACTTATCTAGCCAATTAACTGAATCTTGTAATATATCTTTATTTATAGGATATTTAGTACTGTCCGAAAACTTTATTTTATAATTATCTATTAGATGTTTCTTTATCTCTCTTTTATTCTTAAATTCAGTATAGTTTCCTTTAAAATCTTTCCATTGTATTTCTTTAGACTTTTTCTTAGGATATTCTATTATATTTAATTTCTTATTATCTTCATACCATTTATCTAACTTAGAATTAGATTTTCCTTTATTCCATGCTTTAAGCTCTTTAATAGCCTTATTTATATCTTCATTTTCCTCAGTAAAGTAACATAAGCAATTAGGATGTTGTAATGGAACTTCATTAGGCTTAAATACCCTTCCATCATAATCATCACAAATATCTGTTTTACCATGCATCCTAAAACTATGACTAGCACTTAAATTCCACTTAATCCCTTTATTAAATGGATTATTCTTAGCATTTTCTATTGTTGTTTCAGCAAATGAATGAGTAATTGATGTTCTAGCTAATCTTTGAGCTTGATAAGATATACTTTTATTCATACCAACTTCTAAAGTTTTAGCTTCTATTCTTTTAGCTGGATTTATATATCTTTCTAATTGCTGAGCTAATTTTCTAGCATTAGCACCTTTAGCTACATTAACTTTTATTAAAGTATCTATATCCTTAGCATTACTTTTAGTTACATTCCAAATTCTTTTATCTAATGTTTTACCATCTTCATAATACTTTCCTCGTATAAGTTTTTTCACTGTACTAGCTGACGTATTTATAACTGATTTATTAAACATAGATCTTAATTTAACATCATCAGTTATACTATCATAATAAGCTAAACTTGTTGCGCTAGCTATTTGTGAACTAGATTTAATGTTACTTTTAATAACATTATTTAATTTGTTATTTAATTCATTTATGTAAGTCTGGACTATTTCTTCCATTCCACTTAAATGTTGTTTGCTTGAACTAGTTTTACATGAAGAAATTTCACTTGATAATTCTTTAGCTAATTCTTGATATATTCTTAATAATTCTCTTTCCTGCTTCTTATTAAGCTTTAAAAATTCTTTTCTGGCAGCTAATATCCTCTGTTGGTATAAATTCATTATTCATCACCAACAATTCCTTTATTATTAGACTTATCATCTAAATTGTCTAATTCATTATCTAAAGCCTTATTGTATTGATCTGATTCTGCATTAATCATCATTGCTTTTTCATCTAATATTTCTTCAAAAGCTTTTTCAACATCTTCTTCATCACTGTATTCTTTAATATAAGATTTCCTACTTCTAACATCTGCTTCTACTTCTTTCATAGCTAAAGTTTTCTTTTCATCTTCATCATTAGGAATAGGATAGTTTTGTTTTATAATCTTAGTATATTTCATTTGTACCCAAGCTTTATTGAATATCCCTGGATAGCACACTGACCCTACTTCAATAATGAAATTCATTAAAGATAATAAAGGCTTTTCCCAGTCATTAAATTTCTCTTCACATCTAGCAATTAAGTCATTATAAAGATATACCATAGCTTTGGCACTAGGTATATTATTTAAATCACTTATCTTAGGCATATCTAACGTTTCTTTCATATCACTATCTGCTCTATCTAGATAAGAATCCAGTGCTGAACTACTGCCTATATTGTATTCTTGTCTCTGGATAGTAGCTTGCTTCCCTTCTGCTAACGCTTCATCTCTAGTTTTTATTGCATGTACTGCATTAGGAGCTATAGTTAATCTATTTACATCATCTTCATTTGCATCAATAATAGCTTCTGAGCCAAATAACTGGAATCTCAAGGCATCCCCAAAATCACTATTCCTTCTATTATATTGATTCTGTGCATCTCTTAAATCTGTAATATCACTTTCACCGAAAGTATTATTAAGTTCTCCACCATTTCTTATAAGCCAACATGGAATAGTAGAAAATCCTGTGTCATATTCAATTTTTTCTATTAAATCTGTATTCTTGTAAGTTTCTTTTTTATACCAAGCTTGAAGTGCTTTAGTATATTCATCTGCTTTGTAATAGTAAGTATGTAAATAATACAACTTATCTTTATCTTCTTCTTTGCATACATTCATTTCATCTTCTTCAAAAAAAATAGCTTTTAGTAGCCTTCCATTCTTCTCTTTATAATAAAAATTTTCTATACTCTCATACTTAATTACAATTGGTTCTCCTGGATTAGCTTCTGCTCTTAGAAGTACTCTCTTTTTAATAGTAGCTTCTAAGAATGCTTTTCTAGTATTATTCCAGAAATTATTGTTTTCAAATACATCTTCTATAAACTTTCTTAATTCTTCACATTTATCTTTATCTTTTAAATCATCAGCTTTGAATATTAATGTTGGTTTCTTACCAAACATCCATCTAGCCTGTTTCTTTAAAAGCGGCTTGACCTTATTTCTAATATCCTGTGTAGGTTTGTAATCAACATTATCATCTACTGGCCAGTTTTGACCGTATAGTGCTGGATTTTGTTTAGCTTTTTCTAAGTCTATAGATTTTCCTTTGTAATAATAGTAATCAGTAAATACACGTTTTCTTTCAGCTATTTCATTATCCGGTAACTTTAATAATGTATCTCTTATAGTTCTTGCTTGTTTTTCCACTAAAATACTGTACCTCCCTTCCTTCCGTATGGATCAGTAGTTGTATTTCTTGCAACAACTCCTTTTCCTTTTTCATATACCGAATTATCATATTTTTTCTCTTTAATATCAGCAACTTCATATCCATCTAATGCATACCATATTGCACTAAATGTATGAGGATCTATACTAAATTCATCTTCTATAATTTCACCATCTTTATCTACTGCATAAGTTAAATCTTCTAATTCATCTATAACATCTTGGCAATCTTCTGAACAAATTATTTTTTTAAACCTCTTAACTTTTTTAGTATTTTGAAGTCTGCTACCAGGGAATTTCTTAGCTCCCCTCATATTAAATCCTTCTTGTTTATAATATTTAATAGTCTTAGGCTCTGCACTATCTGCTCTAATAAGTTCCTGTGTCTTTTTAAATTCTGCTATTTCTATCGCTGTTTTGTCATCTGTCATTTGATTCTTGTAATACTGCCAGTAAATATATAAAATCTTATTCTCATCATCTATAGCTAATCTAGCTATGGCATTATATGAAGTTTCAAATCCAAAGTCCATACCAACCCTATAAATAGGATTTTTAATATTTTGAATTGCTTGAAGTACTTCATAATGAGGTTTCTTTTCAAACTGTGGTAATACTTTTCTACCATTAACTCCAAATCTACCTCTTCTAGCTATTCTATATAAATCAATGTCATATGTTTTTAATTCATCTAGTTGCTCTATATAAGTTTTAGGCAAAAATAAATTATCATCAGCTAGAGAATGATGATAATAAGTATTGTTTTTTATAATTATTCTATTTTTGTAAAGTTCCTTATCATCTAAAATAAAAATCTTCTTTTTAGTATCCATAAAAAAATGTTTGTAACACCAGTTATTCTTTGATACTGGATTAGTAGAAAGTATCATGTGTAGTTCTAGTGTTGGATGTCTTAACCTTCCTAAAAGTTCTTTAAATCCAGCATATTTTACTTCTGAACATTCTTCTATCCATATTATAGATACATTGTTTATAGATTTTAATTTAGCTGGCTTATCCATACCTTTAAATATAATCTTACTACCGTTAGGGAATCTTATTTGCATAGGAGAAGTAATACATTTAATCCTATTATCAAGTTCCATCTCTGTAATAATCTCTTCAAACAAAGAAAAGCATGAATCTCTAATAGTGTCATATACTTCTCTCACCACTAAGGCTGTTCTTTTTTCTTCTAATAGTTTAAGTATTAATTTTAAAGCTACATGGTAACTCTTAGATGATCCATAACCACCTACTAAAAAATAAAACTTTGTATTCCAATCAAACAGAAAATCTTCAAAGTGGGGATTAACTTCCTTTTCTATAGCCATTAGTCCTTACCCTTTCGCTTGATTAGTATTTCTATAGGTTTATCATCTTTGGTATTTTTATTTTTTTCATAGTCTAATTTTTCTTGAGCCATCTGAATCTTAGCTTTTTCATTATCTATTTTTATTTTACTTTCAGTAGGTAGAAGATCTAATCTATCACTTAGCCATTGTAGAGCCTTCATCTTATCCTGGAGCCTAATACTTGCACCATCTTTACCTTGTTTAACTTCATTTATTAGTGTTCCATCTATATTAATTGATTCTTTAAATTTAACTGTATTGACTATCTTAGTTACTGGTTCTCCTGTTTCTTTATCAACCACTGGCCCAAAGGCGCCCATAACAGATACTTCTTCTTGTCCAAACTCCACATAGTCAGTTATATCTGCAAATGCTATATCTATATATTTTTGGATTACACTTTTCTTTATGAACTCTTTATTGAATTGTGCTGCATTAAGCCTCTCTATTTGTTCCTTTATCTTAGTATTCCTTAGTAGATTACTTCCATTAACCATAGCTGTTTCATACGAACAACCATATACCTTTTTATATGCTTTAGTCGCATTTAAACATCTACTATATATAACACAAAAGAGCCTTTGCTTATTAGTAAGTTCAGTATTCCCTAATACCTCTTTTACTTCTTCTGCAATAGACTCTTTATTATTATTTTTATTCTTAGTTTCTGTTGCAACATTCTTTTGTTGCGTTGCACTCTTTGTTGCAACATTTTTATTTATTTCACAATCCCAGTTTTCTCTATTCTTTCTGGATCTTAAGGTAGAATATTTAACTCCATGCTTTTCTGCAAATTCTTTTAACTTTACATTACCATTTAGTTTTAAATATTCTTCTTTAATTAAGTTCCAATCTGGCCCTCTTATATTTTCCATACCACCACCTCGTTGCTAGTTGCTTTGTTTGTTTTGTATATAAAAAAGAGCCCTTATGAGCTCTTTGTTAAATTAATATGTTTTGTTACAATTTAATTAATCAAAATCTCTATCAACTTCAATTATCTGTCCTGTGTTAGCATTTATTTTTACTTCATAAATTCCAGCAGTGGTTCTAATGCTAACTTCATAAACTAATATGCCATCTTCGACATCTAACTCAACTTTTACTACCTGTCCTGGAACCTGCTGTAGTGCAATTTGCACAGCTGCTTCACTACTAATGCGATAACTTCTCCAGTATCCATCCCATAAAGCATAATAATTAGGTATCATTATAAAATCATCTTCCTTTTTCAATATTTACATGATTATTATATTCAATTATTTAAAGATTAGTGACTTTTAGCAATGTATACTCTTAAGTTATCTCTTTCTTAACACTCTTATTCTACTTTCCCCATGTTCTTTGCTTTATCCTCCCACCTCTACCCCTACAATAGCTATCATGTTTCATAAGATCCATAACATCAGAAAAGGAGAGGTTTTCTTCTTGTTTACCTCTCCTATGTTTTTTATTATTATGTTTTTTATTATTATGTTTTTTATTTTTATTTAATTCTTTATGTATTCCTGGTTGCTGTGTTTCTATTATTTTCCCTACCTTCAAACCTCTCACCTCCTATGCAACATAAATATATCCTCCTCAATCTTAACTTCTAGCCCTAAAGCTAACATATACTTTAAGAAACTTTCTAATGTTGGAGAATAATCTACATTTTCCATTCTTGAAACCATCTTTTGAGTTAATCCACTTTTATCCGCAATTTCTTTCTGAGTTATTCCAGTAGATTTTCTAAATTCAACTAATGATTTAATCAATTTATATTGAGTATCAACTTGCTTCATATAAATTTCTAATCCTGGATATCTTTCAATAGATTTTTTAATCTCTTTTTCTGGAGCTACCTTATGAAATGGCATTTTATCACCTACAATTTTATAAAATGTAAAAAGCACCTGGAATTAACCAAGTGCCTTTCAGTACATACACAATACATTATTTTTTTATTTTCGCAGTTACCTTATTTGTACGATAAAATCTCTGCTATTTCTATACTACTATTATAGCATACTTAAATTATAAATTTGTTGCGTTTTTGTTGCGATTTTGTTGCACATTTTCATAGACTACTTTATTATTTTTAATCTTATAGGCATTTCATTGAATGAACTTTTCAATAAATCATTAGGTAAGTAACATAAACTATCTATTTCCTCTTTATATAAGCCTATATCATTAATTATTTCTTTTGGTTTTAATATATCATTTTCTATTAATAACTCAAAAATTTGTTTAAACAAATATGGTTGTTCTATTTCTATTTCATCATCTAGCGGTTCTTTTCTCCAATATCTTTTTCTAGTCATTTGAGATTTAATATATCTTAATTGATTATCAGTTAAGATATTCAATTGCTCACATCTTTTAATCATGCACTGAATAGATACCTTCCACTTGTTTTTTAACATAATGAATTGTTCTATAGATGTTGATACAACATCATTATCAAATTCATCATAAGGCAATAAAAATTCTCCTGCAAATAAGTCAGCTTCTTCTTCCATCTTATTATAAAATTCCCTATTTTTTATTTCTTCCTTAGATACATTTCTATGTAAAATCAGATGCCCTAGTTCATGTGCTAAATCGAATCTTGATCTTACTGAACATTTTTTATCTGACCCTAGAAATATATACGGTATTCTCTGAAATATTTGAGAAAAAGCATCTATTTTTTTATTCTCAAACTCCATTCTACTTATAACTATTCCTTTATTTTGAAATAAGGTAACCATATTATTTATTGGCCCTTTTTCAACACCCCATTTTTTTCTTAAATCAATAGCTATATCTTGGATTATATATTTATCTAATTCCCTATCTCCTATAAATTGTGAATAGTCGGGTATATCCAGCTTAGGTATATCTACATACTGCATTACTAATCCTAAAATTTCATGTAATATCTCTATTTTTTTCGAAAGTGCCTTTTTTACTTTTTTCGATATATTTTTATTACTTCTAAAATAAGTTACAGTATTAGAATAAGATTCATTTTTATAAAAATATGGCTTTTCATAAAAATTAATTGGAAATCCTAATTCTTTTACTATAGCATTGATTACTATAGGTGTAGGATTTATTATACCTAATTCATATTGAGATATAGCTTGACTAGTTACCCCTATTTTATCTGCTAATTCTGCTAATGATAGTCCTCTGATTATTCTTGCATCTTTTATTCTAGCTGGTATTATTTTTTGCTTGTCTTTTATAAGAGACTTCATAAAAATCACTCGTTTCTATTTACTTTTAGCCCTCTGTAGCCATTCTGTTTTTATTTTTGCAACAGTGCTTTCTATATATTGTGAACCTTGATCTTTTAAATTATTACAATACATATCATATTCGTGTTTTATATTTAAATCATAAACACATTCATTCATATCTTTATCTGGTACAATTAAATGTAAAAAATCTAATTCATTGTTTTTTACCCCATATGTTAAAAAACTCAAATATTTTCCATCTGAAACTGCCTTTAAGTCATTATCAATATCAAATTTAAGCTGCTTAGCCTTAAAATTATTATTTTGTGCATATTTGAGTTTGTATTTTGATTTTGTTGGCAAGCTTCCTTCCTTTTTTACTCTAGATATTAAAACTATTCCCTTACCCTTTTCTAATTTAGGAACTGTATATCCAAAACTATTTACGCTAAGAGGTTCACATTTAAATGGAAAGTTTTTACTAAGCATATCTTGATCAAACTGTCTATATATAACAAAATTTTTCAAGTGTCCTCTAATATCCTTACTATAACTAGAGTTAAAAAGTTTTCTATCTGAAGATATTATATCTTTATATGATTCTATGCCCGCTTTCATTATTGGAAACAATTTTAATCTTGTTCCTATTTTTATATCAGTATCAATAAATTCTTTACCAGTTTTATACACATAATCATCTCCTTGATAAATATATTGTACATCATCCAGAATATATTTATCAAGTTTTTTTGCATTTTTTATTATTTTTATCAAGTGGATTAAAATGTTATATTTATTTTATATAAATTTAGATGCATCCCTTACTATTTTATCTTTTTTCCTTTTTACATTACTTTTATCTATACATAGCCTTTCTCCTATTCTTTCTAAGCTTAACTTTTCCTTGTACTTCATTTCTGCTATTAATTTATATTCTGTAGCCATGTTCCTAAATAAATAATTCATATCTGCATTTTGTCTTTGTATTTCCCTAATTCTTGCATGATTTTTTAATATCTGTTTTCTTGTTTGTTTCCATTCTCTTTGCATTCTTTCTATTTCTTTTATGATCCCTTGCTCTGCTCTACTTATTCCGGCATTAGATGTTTGTACTCTTTCTTCATATCCTATGGCCATTCCTAACTCTGCATCTATGCTTACATTTGTATCTCTTATATCTTTTCTTAAACTCTCTTTTGTTTTTTCTAATTCTATGCATCTATTTTCAAGCTTGTCTATTTCTTCTATATCCCTAAAATATCTATATAATCTACCTTCTGTCTTTGAATATAGCTTCTTATCCAACATTAGTGTCCTCCTATTTATAAAACCTATTTTTATTCCAGGTTTTAGTTTTACTTTTATTTAAAGTTTTAATTTCTTCTATATCAAAAGGTTTTATTCCAGCTGCTAAATTAATGATCCTATCCATACCTATATCTAATTCTCTTAATTGAGATTTTTGTTCTTCTGTTAAATTTAATCCAGCTAAGTCAAATTCATCTAAATCACTATTAGTCATACTGCTTTTACCCTCCTAATTTCCTTCCCTTTTAAGTTATATATAACACCATGATCCATATCTATCTTTGCTTTTATCCTCTTTTTATTTCTTTTAAGTACGCATGGATAAGTAATCTTGTAGTCTTCCTCAAATAGCTTATACTCACCATTTAGAAACTTGTCCAAATTCTTTCTCCATGCCTCCATGATTAAACCTCCTTTGTATTATCGTTTTAATATTCTATTACAGTTAAGGTACAAGAATACGCACACCAATCCTTACACCTATTTAATTTTACTAAGATATTTTTTTGTATTCATATTTTACGGTTTCTTCTGATAATTGCGCATATATTTGAGTAGTTGCTGGACTCTCGTGACCCATTAAGTGTTGTATAATTGGCATTGGCATACCGCTATTAATCTTGTAGGTTGCAAAAGAGTGCCTGAATAAATGAGGATGTATTGACTTTTCTATTCCTGCCATATTCGCTATCTTTTTAATTTCTCTTTGTATAGATCTTCCACCTAATCTACCATGAGGTCTTTTAGATGTAACAAATAATGCTTCGTTGTTATCTTCTCTAGTTAATAAATATTTTTTCAATAAAATTTTAGCTTTTGTACTAAAGTAAACTTTTCTTTCTTTGTTCCCTTTACCAATTACATTTAAAGACATCTCATGCCAGTTTATATCATCTTTATTTACTCCAACTACTTCTGATAATCTACACCCAGTACTTATTAGGAACTCTATTAAAGCTCTTTCCCTATCCGTTTTAGAAGCCTGCCTTAAAAGTTCTACTTCCTCTTCTGTCATAGCATGACGTAACCTCTTAGGTTCCTTGGTTTGTTTTAATTTTTTAGCTGGATTCTTAGGAATATATTCTTCCTCATGGAGCCAACCAAAGAAACTTTTTAATATAGAGATTTGTCCATTTACACTAGTTGCTTTCATTTCCTTGCATCTAACAGCTAAGAACATTCTTAAATCCATAGTAGTAATAGTTCCTAGTGGTTTTCTTAAATGATCCGCGAATATTGCTAAATTGTATTGATAGTTTTTTAATGTTTTTAAGCTTAGACCATCCAGTTTTTTAGATGCTAGATATATCTGTAATTTCTCCTCTATATCGCTACTTACAAGAGCCGTCTCCTCTGGCAATATACGGTATTTATACAATACTTTTTCTGTTATAGTTCTAACCTTCAGCTGGTCTACTTCTGGAAACTCTAAAGATAACTTACCCACTAATTTAATTACAACTTCTTCTTTACTACTTGCACTATACATATAAATACCTCCTTGTATATTGCCATTAAAGACATTTTTAAATTTTATTTATATCCTGGACCTTATTTACAATGTGTCTTAATATTTAAAAATATATCTTTTTACTTTTCCCTAGTGGGAATCTTCTATAGAAACATTTTCCTGTTCCCTCTTGATTTTTAATACTTTTAATAAGCTTCTTAGTTTCTTCTAATTGATTTTCACTACAATCTTTTCTAAAATAATCCTTACTATTTGTTCTAAATTCAACCCTATATTTATTCATTTCATATATCTCCATTTATTTGTATTGTGGCTAATTAACTAACCTCATTAATGAATCAAATAAAGGTTTATGTTCTTTCATAATTTCATTCAATAAATTTTCTTCATAGTATCTTATACCGCTATAATCAACTTCAAAAGCTCTTATTCCTTTTCTTTCAATAATAAAATAATTTCCTGCTCTTTTTCTTAGTACAATTAAAAGATTTTCTTCTGAATATTTAAATGAATCTTTATGATAATAACACTGAACTCTATTCCATCCAGTACATTTACCATCTATCATATAGGTATTGTTATTATTTTTTCTTCTACCATCATGTTTTCTTATTCCAATACTTTTCACATATTCTTCAAATATATCTGATAACTGTTTAGTTTCACATAATCGCCAAATCTTTGTAAGTTTTTCTTTCAATCTTCTTACCCTCCTTTTAAAGTTCATAATTATTTCAAAATCCTGCATCTAATTTTTGTATTATAATCTAACAATCTTTCTTATTATGAATACTATCAATATATTCTTTCAGTAATCTTTGCTTTTCTAACTCGCCACACTTAACACATAAGCTACTATATTTACCCATTGTTGAATTATAATCTTCAATAACTACATTATCAGCTTTGCAGTGTTTACAAGTTCCATAATTAGCTTTACATGTTGAATAAGTTACTGAAACTTCTCTATTTGTATAAAATGATTTTCCACATTCATTACACTCTATTAATCCTAGGTCTTCTTCACCATATTCCCAACTATCAGTAAATTCATAACCACAAAATGGGCATACAATTTCATTTGTGTATTCATGATCTATGTCTTTTTCATAATTCATAATCTATCTCTCCTTTTACTTCATTAAATATTTGAATTGTGACACTAACAATCCAAGTCCCAAAATTCATATTGTGTTATGTCTTCACCAGTATCTTCATCATAACTTCTTCCACACTCTTCACATTCCCACCAATATTCTGTTATATATCCATTTTCACCATTTTCGTAACTCATTCTTTTATTACAATGTGGACAAACACCATCTTCAATCATTTTTTTATTTTCCATTTTAAAAATCACCATCCTTTTTTATTACATAATAATTTCATTCCTTGATCTGCTCTTTGAATTACGAATTAATCTTCAATGTTGTTATAGTTATTTTCATTTCCAACTATCAATGTGTAATCTTGCCATTCTTCATAGCAGTTACACTCTACTGTATTAGTTTCTCCAATTGGTTTACAGTCACACTTTGTCATTTCATCAACAATTTCTTCTTCATTCATTTCAAGAAGTTGTTGTCCAGTATATGTTGATTTTATTACTCTTTTGGTTACATTGCTTTTAAGTATTATATCAATCATAATAATCCTTCAATTTTTTTATTTATATTATGAATTAATCTTTATCCCAATTTATAGTATGTGTATTAACTTCAAAAGCAAATTTCCCATTTGTTTTAAGTAGAATTTCTTTTAAAGTTAAATCTTCATATTCACCATTTCCACAACCATTACTTATATCCGAACTTTCAAATTTATCTACTAATATATCATCAATAAACTTAAAATCTAACCATTCCCACCCACAAGGATGTCCATTTTCCACTGGGACTGCTATTCCTTCACCAAAAACCTCATTCGCACAACTATAGATATCTAATATCGTTTTATTTTCATTAAAATCTAACTCATTTCTTTTCAATTTTTATCCCTCCAATATTTGAATTGTGACTATTCCTCATCCTCTTCTATTCCAAAATCAAAATATTCTAATACAAGTTCTGTTAAAGCTTTTTCTGCCTCTTCTCTAGTTTCATATTCATCTAAATACACAATAGTTCCATTTGCATTTAAACTACAATTTACAGCTCTTAAAACCTTTCTTTTACTCATACAATAGCCTCCTGATCTTTGAATTGCGTCTTAATTATTAAGTGTTCTTTCTAAAATTTCTTTAAGTTTTAAAGCATCCTCATATTTTAAGTTGTTTTTTAATATTTTTTTATTTCTAAGTGTTTCATGAAATAAATTAATTAAATTTTCTTCAAGTTTAACTTTCGAATACCATTCTTTTAAATCTTCTGTAACTATGTGATATCTATCTCCAAAATTCCTTAACAATACTCCATTATCTAATCTGATATAACCTTTTGGAGTTCTTTTAATTACTTTTCGTTGTTTTATTATCCATAAATCACCCCAATAGTTGTGTTCAATTTCAACTATAATGTCATTTGCTTTTAAATCATTCCAAGCTTTTTTTCTTTCTTCTTTACTAATTTCAGGCAATTTCAAACCTTTCATAAATACCTCCTGTTTAATTCGCTTTTTATTTAAATTACGTATTCTTAAGCTCTACACGCTCCCATGTAAGAAAGCTTCTATATGCTTCGAGTTCTAATCTCAAATTTCTCATAGCCTCTATACATACACTATAATTAGTTTCTGCTATATCTCTATTTAATCTTAATTTAGCAATCTCTTCTTTTCCTTTAGCTAAATCATTTATTAGTGTCGCTGGCTGTTTCTCTAACTGTCTTAATCTTAAAATTTCTTTTCTAAGAGCTACTTTGTAGTCATGTTCTGCTCTAGCTTTCTTTACTCCTAGAGTTTTTAATTCTGTATTTCCTCTAGTTAAAGCTTGCTGACATACTCCTATCTTTTGCATTATTTCTATTGGTGTCATATCTACACTTCCTTTAGTATCTTTAAATCTATATTTGGATATCTAAGTTTAAATTGTTTGTATGTTTTCTTCCATTGCTCTGATTCATAGCCTTTTGTATCTTCTACTGTATAAGTCCCATCTTTATTTAAAACTAAGAAGTCTGCACTATAAGTAATTGCTCTATTCTCTCCGTTACCTTCCTGTAATACAAATTGTGGTTGTAACACAAACCCTGCTATCTCTCCTGCATGAAATAATAATTTAAGTTGGCAATACCTTTTAGCTTCTAATTGACTTCTGAAAAATACTCCATCTATCCAGGTACCTTTATTTTTATATTTTTGTTTTTTCTGAGCTTTGGGTTTTTCTACTTTCTGACCTCTATTTTTTAGGTACTCCTGATACTGTTCCTCTGTCCACCTCAAATTTGTCCTCTCCTTTTTAGACCTTTGTAATTCTTTTTATATGTCCTGTCCATGTTCTCCATTACATGCAACATATAATCCTGCTCTCTTCTTCTTTCCTTATTTCTTTTTCTTTACTGTAGTAATGTATAAGTTTTATTAGCTCTCTCCTTATTAGACATTTCAGCACCGCCCTTTTAATACAATTTACCGCCCATTAGCCTTCTTATAATATCTTCTGTTTTATATCCTTCCTTGTATAATAAAAATTTTCTACACATCTTTTTAACTTGTCTTCTATTAAGTTCTAGTATCTTAATTAGTTCATTTTCTGTATAATAATCTTGGATTAATTTATTTTTTAATTTGGCTTGGAGTTCTTTCTTATACTCCAGGTCTATTTTTTTACACATATGTGGGGATTTTTTCCCCTTATGATGTTCTACACATAAATATTTAAAGTTTGAAAGGAAATCTAGTCCTCCTTGGCTTTTAAAAACGATATGGTGTTTCTCTGGATATAACCTACCGCACACCTCACAATGTTTGTATTCTTCCAAATTTTCATCCCCTTTGTTTATAGGACAAGCAGTAAGTTTGTTTATTACTGCCTGTCCATGTTTGCTAAGATATTATATTAATGTTTTTTATTCCTTTTAATTCTTCTTCCAAATATGCTTTTATACGCTGCATTGCTTGATTTCTCCATGCTCCACCATCAGCCTCATAAATTGCAGCAGATGGCCCTTGTTGCATTCTGAATATAAACCTACTTAAAGGTTGTTCAATTTCTGGGAATGTTCTATATGGTGCTAATGTTACTGGATTAGGTACTACTGCTTGTCCTACACTTGCTACACCAGTTTTAATTGTTACTGCTTGAGATACTCCATCATCACCAGTGCTTTTTACTGCTTCATCTTTTATTAGGCCTGTATATTTTAATAGAACCTCTTTATCTCCTACATCTACAAAACTAGATTGAAGCATGATGTTGAATTCTTCTGCTCCTATGAATCTGTTATAGTAAATGTTATTTGGTAGTATTGCCTTTGCTCTAATGTACTCTTCACGCTCTCTATCTGGATTTAAAGGACTATATAATCTAACTTCATCATGTGATTTAACTTGAACCAATAACTGTTCTGGCAATATATCAATATTTGCCTTTATATAATCTACTAATCCTGTAAGTGTTGATACTGTTAATGTATCTGCTAATGGTCCTGTAACCCTATCTAATCCTTTTGTTGAAAAAGTTCCTTGATCTAGTTGAATAATTGGGTCCCTTTTCTCTCCTAAATTTACTAAGTATTCTAAAGCTTCTTTATTTATCATTTTTCATTCCTCCAATTTTATTTTTATTATTTTACTAATTTTATTCCTTTAAGATCTACTTCTTTTTCTTCTGCAGTAGTTAGCACTTCGCCAGTTTCTTCATCAACTCTCATAGTGCTTTGTCCTGGAATTTGCTTCTTATATTCACTAGCAAGTATTCCACCTTTGCCATCTGTACCAATTACAATCTTAGCTGCAAGTGGTTTCGTTGGAGCTAACTTAGGTTTTGCTACTATTGATACTTCTGTTAATTCTCTGTCCTCTCCACTAGCAAATGTCATATCTACAGTTAACTTTCTTTTTGTTTTATAATCTGTGTTTGGATCCGCAATGTTTTCTAACACCTCCTTTAAAGCCATATTTACCTTTTCTGCTAATGCTCCATCAGCAAAAGTTTCTAGATTAATCATCTTTTCCATAATATTGTTCTCCTTTCTGTATTAGTGTTTTATTATACTCATACACTACAGATATAGAAATGCCTAGAGTAAGCCTATACCTACAGTATTTAGTTAACTATTAGATTCTAATGTCTTTATTTTGTATCACTTAGCGTTAGTTTTTCTTTGCCCTATTTTCTGATATATGTCTGCTATAATAAGTCCTGTTTTAGTTAAATCTGCATCTGTTTTAATTAACTTATTTCTATTCATTATTAATAATTGTTGTCTTGATACCAAGATTAAATTATCTATATCAAAATTTCTTTTATTACCATCACCAAATAATATTGAATGTCCTTTAGGTATGTTTCCATTGTACTTTTCCCAAATTACTTGCTGCTTTAACCTCCATTTATTCGGCTCTGCTACTTTAATTTCTGTATAGCCATCTACTGTTATTCTTTCACTTCCTACTGGTCTATGATTTATTGGAGTACTACCTTTCTTAAACCATGTTTTTTCACACCCCTTGGCATATACGCCTTTTATTCCTTTATTAGCTGGTACATTCCCTTCCTTGAATTGTCCTGTAAATCCAGTATTTAATTTATATCTACTTATTGCACCTTTTATTTGGCCCAAAGTAAGATTTAAATCAAATTTTTTATTTATAAAATTCTGGATTTCCTTGTAATGATGTCCCGGTGTTATTTTCTTAAGATAATCTTTTTCTTCTTTACTCCATACATGAAGAACTTTATTTTTACTTCCAGTTGTTCTCCCTGCCATATCTATTAACCCTCCAACATTTTAGGCATTTCTGTATTATCTCTTCCTAATGTTTCTGCCTGCAACTTTTTAGCTTGTAATATAACATTTGCATTAGAAACTATCTGTGAAGCTATTCCTGTTACTGCCTTAGCCCTAGTTATTTCTTTTTTCAATTCTTCTCCTTCTATATCTTCATCATTTAATCTCTCAAGTTGCATAAACAAATGATTATTTAAATCTCCTAATGTATTTTTCACAATGCTCCCTCCTAATTCCAATTAAAAACTTGAAATACTATTAACTTCTTAGTTTTCCAGCCTCTTTTTCTTAGTTTCTTTAAATGTTTGCATATCCTTTGCTTTAAGCTGTAACCTTCTTCCTCTAAGGTATCTAACATACCTATGGCAACCTGTATAACATCTAAAACTTCCTCTGCTATATGTTCTTTATCTTCCTCTTGTATTGCTTCTAGTACTTCTTTAGTTTCCTCTACAAGCTTGTCTGCTTGTTTTTCCCATGTGTCTTTTTTATCTAGTACCATTAATTGCACTACTTTTCCATCCCCCTTAGCCTCTCATATTCTTTAAGATTAATTGCTCTAGTTCTTTACTCTTCTTTATGGTCCTTATATCATTTAAACCGTACTTCTCTATGCATTCATATAAGGCTTGTCTTACATCTTCCATATTAGATTATTCCTCCTCTACACCATTGTTTTTATTTAATTCATATAACATTATTTCTTTACCTACTACTCTTAAAGCCTTGTCTAAATCTTCAGTTATAAAATATTGCTTAGCCACTTCATCTGCCCACAAATTAGCTCTTATCTTTAAATTTGATACTTCTTCCTGATACTTGTCCAACAAATCCAAACTCTCTAGTAATAAATCTTTATAGTCCATGCTTTTCTTTACATATTCCTTTAGAATAAATTTTAAAATTGTATTTTCTTCTTTAAGGCTTTGTGTTTCTTGTACATATTTATTTTCTAGCTCCTTAACTAATACAGTTATCATTTTATCCCTCCATTGCTCTTAATTTTTCATATATACTAAATTCACTTTTACCAATGGTTTTAGATATTAAAGTAGGTGTATAGCCCTTATCGTAGAGTTCCTTTAATTTTACTTTTTGGTCTTTAGTCCAAAATACACCTCTTCTTTTAGGTACTGGCCTATATGGAATCTTTAAATCATATATTTTTCTTTTAACTGCAGATTGACTTCTTCCTAATCTTTCAGCTATGTCTGCATAAGTAAAGTTATAGGTTTTTAATAGACTTATTAATTTTTCTATTTCTGAATCTGTCCAAGGTCTTTTATTTCTACTTTTGTTATTGGCCAATATATCTATTCTTCTTTTCTCTTTAGCCCATTGTGGTTCTTTTCCTAAAATATTTTCTTCTATTCTTGAAAAATCAATCAAATTTTTATTATCTTTAGCCCACTCCCAAAAATCATTTTGTGTAGAATACGTAATACTTTCATTTATTAAAACCTTATTTTTAACTGGGAACCCATATTGTTCAACCCAATTTCTCATTATACTTTGATAATGAACTCCTATAGCTTTAGATAACTGATTAATGGTTATTCCATCTATACTCAACTTAGGATCACCTAAACCCATTTTGTAAACTTTCATTCTTACTGCCCATTCACTCCTATTTAATTTCCTAGCTATAGCCTTAACACTTTTAGCACCCCATTTTTCTTCTAAATAAATCAACTCTTCTTTTGTATAATCTCTTCTTTTTTTAGTTATTAAATTATGTTTATTTAGGTGCGCATATAAAGTGCTTTCTCCGTATCCTGTTATATCTACTAATTCCTTTACAGTGTGCTTTTTTATCAATTCTTCTAGTTCTTTTTTATTAAGTGTAAACTTTTTTCCCACTTCTACACCTCCTTACTCCTGTGGCATCTGGAATACAAAGTCCCTTGTTTTTCTTTTCCCACTGTATATTTCATCAAATTTACTACCTTCTATTATTCTCTTTTGTATTAAATCTAATACCTCTATTGCTCTTTCTTCTGCAGCATATTCTCCTAAACAATAATGAGCACCATATACACTTGCTCCATCAACCTCTATATTTTCACAATGTACTAAAACATCTTTACCTTTACTTCTAATCCACATTTTCAATTCCCCTTCCCTGGAGCCGAGACTCCCTAATTCAATAATTCTTTTAATATTTGTGTTTTCTCTTTGGCCTTTTCCACTCTTATACTCTTTCCATCATTAAATACTGGAGTACACATTTCTAAAAGCCTATCATAAGTTCTTTTGTGATATTTTTCTTTAAGTTCTACTAAAGAAATGTTTGTAGTAACTATAATTGGTAATCCATTTCTGTATCTGCTATCTAAAATGTTATATATTTTAGCTTTAGCCCAATCTGTATCCTGCTCTGTTCCTAAATCATCTATAATCAATAAGTCTGCATTACTTAAACTCTTTAATATAGTTTCTTCTCCTTCTTTGCCCCATGTGTTATATGTTTCTTTAATTCTATTTAGTAAACCATCTATGTTTACACATATAACAGGAATCATTTTATCTATTAGTTCATTTGCTATACATGCTGTTGTATGCGTTTTACCATTACCAGGATCACCGTGAATTAATAACCCTATTGATTCTTTTTTCATTTCAGAAAATTTTGATGCATACTTAAAGCCTATATTGTACATTTTCTTAGTGCCTTTACTAAAATCCCAATTATCAAATCTACTGCTCTTAAACTTTTCATCCATTAATGAGTTTTTAATTATGCTTTTAACTCTCAATTGTTTCTCTTTGTTTTCTTCTTCAATTCTTTTGGCCTCATGCTTCGCCTTTTTACATGAACACATTATGGGAACAATTCTTTCTGTACCTAGTAAATTAATTATTTTTTCTACTGGTTCACCACAATTATCACAAGTTTCTATTTTATATCCCAATCCCTTCGGCTGTAAGTCTTTGCTGTTCATCAGTACCTGAGCTACTGTTTCCATTTTGTGATTTTACTCCTTTCTTTTTGATGTTTATATTATTCCAAATCTTTAATATTACTGGTTTACAGTAGTTAAAAGAACTTATCTTCTCCCCTTTAAAACTTGGTTTATAATTTTTAAAAGCATCATCTATACCCTTTTTTATTACATCTACAGGCACTTTTTGTAATAATTCTTCCACTGTTTCAAATTCTTTAGGTTTAAAATTAATTGATACTATACCAGCTTTAGAACAATAATAATCTATAATTTTTTCTATGTTATTTTCTATATAAAGAAGATTATTATCTTCTTCTATATCTATATCTTCTTCTTTATCTTCTTCTGTCCCGTTACTTAACGTTTCATGTAACGTTACACTCTTTTTAGCTTCGTTACTTCCACAAGTTTCCTCTTTAGCAGCTTCCAATAATTCTTTTTTCTTTGCTCTATGTTTAGCTACTCTTTTCTTAGTTTGTTCTCTTACTTTCTCCATACCCTCTATATTTTGATGCTTTGACCAGTTAGTAATCTTAATTAAATGATTTTCAGCTAATTCTATCATTCCAAAATCATTCAATGTTTTTAAAGCTAACCTTACTGAATTTAATGGCCTATTAAAAATAGTTGAAAGCATTTCTTCTGTATATGGAACATTCTCATTTAAAAAAATGTATCCATTTGCATTTGTTTTTCCTGCTTGAACTAAAAGCCTTATCCAAATATAATGAATTGTATCTCTTTCCGGCATGGCATCTATTAATTTTATTTTTTCATCATCAAACATATTGGTTGTTATTTTTATCCATTTAACTTCTGCCATTGTATCAGCCCTTTCTTTTGTTTTATCTATAAATAAAGTAAGACATTACTACAAAACTCCCAAACATTATTGCTGTTGCTATAAGTAAAATTACATTAGCCCAAAACTTAAATCTATATTCTTTTAAAATGGATTTTTTAGCTACATTTAAAGCCTTTTTATCCTCTCCTATATTTCTTTCTAGCATTAAATCTATGTGATATAAAACTTCTCTTCTTTTCATTTTGCTATCCCCCAATGTATATTTTTTCTATTCTGTCATATACTAAATATTGAAATAGTGTGTTTGCACGTTGTATAATGGGGACAAGAGCTTTGCAGTGCTCTTATCCAGTTTTTATAGAAACATTTAAATGAATGGGTGCTTTGCAGAGCACCTATTTGCTTTCATCTTCCATAGTTTTAAATACAATTTCATCAGCGTTTTTATCATATTCTACTTTACTTATAAAGTGTTCTGGATTCTCCCAATCATATATTACATATCCATTACTGTGCAGAACTTCTATCTGTGCATTTATGCTTTCTATTAAAGTTTTAAAAGAGTTATCCAAATCCTCACCTCCTTTCTAAAATGGAACTACTACATCAAAATGTTCTACCTCATCTAAAAGTCTTTCTATTTCCTCTTTTATGTTTTCTATCCTACCTTCTTCTGCATATTTACGAATCCAGTTTAGTCTATAGATTAAAGCGTCTTTATTCTTCTTATCCATAATTAATTCTCCTGATCTTGTAGAAAAGGTGCTATATCTTCACTATCTTTATTGACTTTTATTATGTCCTCTTCGGTATCTATGCTATTAACATCTACTGCATCTACATCAACATAATTGAAATTACTTAACTTTTCTTCCTTAGCCTCTGCTTTGTAATCCAGATCCAATGCCTTAGCCATTTCTACACTTTTAGGTGCATACTTAAGAACATCTAACAACACTGTTTTCTTAGCCATGCTATCAAAATTTTTGAACCATACTGAATTCTTATTAACATTACCTTTGTAAGTGTAGTTCTTTGAAAATTCTCTCGCATGATGTTCTACTCTTTCCTTAGACCATACTACAAAGTCAAATCCACCATTTTTAAGTTTATATACTGCATAATAATGAGTAACTTCATCACTAGGAATATCTGCAGGTTTATGCACCAAAGTTTTGTGTAATCCATATTCATACTCGAATTCATCACCTTTTCTAACTTCATGAGCATATATAGCTTCATATTCTCCAGTATTAAATGCCATCTTTAAAATGCCTTTGTATCCTACTTGGAAATTAACTTCTGTTATGCCTTGTTTGTTATTTTTATAAGGTATTACATAAGCTTCTCCAAGTACTGTGTTAGGTTCTAAACCACATTGTGCACTTTGCATTAATGCACTTAAGAAACTTGTAGTATCTGCTTCCCAAAACTGTGGATTCCCATTAAATAAACTTAGTGCTATTCTTGAAAATCTCTCTGGTGTCATTGTTTTCCCCACTGCTTTTTTAATCTCTGGTAACATCTTTTCCAATGCACTTTGCATTTTCTTTTGTGGTGTCAATTGAATATTTTGTGTTGCTTGCTTATTTGCAACTAAACCTCCGTTTACATTAGCCATTATTATTCCTCCTTATTTGCATTTAGTAATTCTCATATTTACATACTCTGTTTGACCATTTAATACTGCTGCATAAGTAACTGGATACTTTTCTTTAAATGTTTTAGTATCTAATTTATCTCTCTTCACCTCATATCTGCTTACTTTATAAAGTCCATCTGAACCCTTTTTACTATCTCCTAGATCTAAATATATAAGTTGTTTCAATTGTTCTTTTTCTTTTTCTAAGTCTTTAATCTGTGCAACAACTTCTTTGTATTTAGTTAGTTTATTTTCGCTTATGTTAGCCTCTAAATCATTATCCAATGCTTGTTGATATAATATGTCTTTTGTTTCACATTGAAGGCCTACAGGTATCGGTGGTGCTTTTTTAAGAATATTGTTATTCCAAAAGTTCTCTCCTATTTCAAACAAAGCTTTTATATCATCATCACATCTAGGAATCACTTTCCATTTAACCTCTTTCCCTAATAAATAAATTATTAAGAAGTACTTAAGGCCTGTAATCCCCATATACCATTGACATTGGCAATAATATTCGTCTGGAATTTCTTCTCCCTGCCACATCTTTTTTAAGAACTCACTTGCTGTTTTTATTTCAATACCTATTAATTCACCTGCAGGTATTTGTTTAATTTCAGCTGTATCTCTATTTTCCCAATATGTGTAGTCTGCTTCTAATTTAGCTAAACCATCTATATTTGCACTAAAGTATTCATATTCTTTATGGATCATCATGTAAGGATACTCATATGTTTTTAACTTAATTTCAGTCTCTTTTTCAAAATCTTCTTGAACCCATTCTCTTATTAAAGGTTCCATTCTGTTACCAAACTTGGTGTGAATATTACCTTTGAATTTTTCACTTAAACCTAACTTTTCATTAAATACTGTAAGAGCTGAACCGTACTTACTAAAACCTGCAACCTTTGCTATCTCACTCCCGCCTATTGAATTGCCTCTTTGGCTTAACCATTGTGTTCTAGCTTCATCATCTTCCCTACTATCAAATATAACTTTCACATTAGGAAATAAGTTTTTATCTTCTATAAATTCAACCATTGCTTAATCCTCCTTATCCTATCTTTTCAATCTCAAATTCATCTGCCATAGTACTAGTTACAAAGTATTGGTATTCATCACTAGACATTTCTTCAAGTAGTTTTTTCTGTGCCTTAGGATTTAAACTTTCAAATTTATCTAAGCAAATTACTTTAAGTTCTCCTGCCTGTGCTTTTGCGATTCTCATAGCCAATTCAAGCTTTTCTCCATCACTTAAACCATCTATGAGCGTATTATTAATTCTTATATAGCCTTCACTATCAACTGAAATGCCATCTATAGGCATTTTTGCAGTTTTTAAAAGTTCCACTGGAAGTTCTCTAGCTTTATCTATCCTTGCAGTTAAATCATTACTGTATCTTTCTTTGGCTGCTAACTTGTTATCTCTAATGTCTACCATCCTATCCCATTCCCTTAAATAACTTTGCATATCTGCTACTTCATCAGCTTGCTTTTGTAAAGGTTCAATATCTTTAACCTCATTATTCTTCAAGTATTCTGCAGCCTTACCAACCCTAATTTCTTCTTTTTCTATTTCAGCAGTTATTTTTTCATCTATTGCTTTTAATTCAGCCTTTTGTAAATCATCAATCCCTAAGAGTTCCTGTTCTTTCGAAGAAATTTTATTTTCATTTATAGAAATCAATTCTTTTTGCTCTTCTATCTGTAAAACATTATCTTTTTTAACAAGCTCTATTGATTCATTTAAACTATTTTCTAATTCCTTAACATTTGAGCTATATAAATTAACTAATTCTTTTTTTCTATTTTCAAATTCTTCTTCAAGCTTTTTTAGCTCATTATTATAATTTTCAGCTATTTTATTTTCTTGAGCTACATTTTCATTAGTTAGTTCTTTTATTTTTAATTCTAATTCACGATCTGAATTATTTATAAAATCCTTAGACTTATCTATCTTGGATTTAGAAAGTTCTATAATGTCTTTTATATCTTGGCTTTGGTCCTTAAATTTAAGTTGTATTCTGGATTTTTCGCTTTCCCCATTAGACTTTATAGCGTTAACTTTATCCTCAAAATTTGCCTGTAATGCTTTAGCTTCTTCTATCCAATGATTAATCTTTTGAGCTTCTGCTACTTTGTTGTAATATTCTTGGACCTTTTTTTCTCTCCAAACTTCTCCATCATATTCTGCAGGAAGTTCATCTAAAATTACTTTTATCTGAGTTTTAAGTTCTCTAATATCTCTATTGACTTCTTCCCTATCCTTGTAGTATTTTAGTTCTATAGCTTTGAGTATTTGGAGAATATGTTGATGATAGTCTATATTGCTAGGAAGTTCGCCAAACCAATTAACAATATTTTCTTTGTCCCAACCTATCTCCAACATACTTAAAATAGATTTTGTTTGCTCTTTAATGTTCATATTTACCCAATCAAGTGGCCTAAATATATCTCCATTTATAAGACTTCTTAGAAACTTTTCTGTAGATGGTACTACACTTTCTTCTTTCCTAACTTTTAAATAATCAGCTTTTTCAGTTCTAAGTCTTCTATCAATACTCAATCCATCATCAAGTTCTATATAAATAGTTGCTTCCTCTTCACCATGTTTAACTACTTCAGTACGTCTATTCTTATTTGTAAACCCTTTTTCTATAGATTCAATTATGCTACTTTTCCCACTTCCTTTAGGTCCTTTGATAAGATTAATTTTGCTACAATCTAAGCCTAATTCTTCCAGCCCTAAAAAATTCTTAATGTTGAGCTTTTTAATTTTACTCATTTTTAAATTTCCTCCTTTATTTTTATACCTCTTCACCTCCTTGTAACTAAATCAACTAACTGTTATCGCAGTGGCCATACATTTTATTTTGGTGTGGCTCTTATCTTCGCCTACTCCCGCTCTAATTAGTTCATTTAGTTACAAGGATTTTGGTACTAATTTCAATATTCCCGCATATACATAAACTAGAGAAGTATATGCATTTTTGCTGTAGTAAATTTTTTTAAAAAGGCTTTTCAGCCTTGCTTATCTATAGTTATTCTTTTTCTAGTCCTTCTATAATTTTTTCTATAACCTCTGGAGGATACATTTCTGACAGAATCTTGGCATAAGCAGCACAAGCTTTTCTTTCTACTTCTTCTATTGTTGTATCTTCTGGGATTTTAATAGTTACTTTTTTAATTTCTGCACCTTTTGCCATGAATTTTGTTACCTCTCTTCTAGTTTTTTTATAATTTCTTCTATAACCTCTGGAGGATGTTTTTTAACTAAGGCTCTAGCTAATATTTTCATAGCTTCATCTTGTATTTCTTCCATTACTTTTGGGTCTTCTGGATAGTTCACTATAATTTTTTTAATTTTGGCCATAGTTCTCCTCCTCTCTTTACTTAGTTATTATTCATCTTATGAAAAATCGTACCTATTTGTTAAAGTTATTTTTATTTAGTGCTGTATTAGTAAATGTTCTACATCTTGTGCACTTAATTTCTAGATTTAATTCTCCTTTTAATTTATATTTAAATAACAATTTTTGGCATTTTGGACATCTAAACTCATTCATATTTTCTAACATTTCATTTTCCTCCTATTGGTTTAGTGCCCCTCATTTACCCCTTTATTTATAAATCTAAGTGATGTTTCCATACATCTGTTTTCTAAAGTTCTTACAGTGTCCTCTAACAGCTTTTTAGTAAATACTGCTGTAACATCTATACCTTTAAATTCTTCTTCTACAAGATCTAATATCTTATCTATTGTTTCTTCTCTTTTCTCTTGTGTAACAGTTACCTTTATATCTTCCACACTGTTACCTCCTAAAGGATTTTTTACATTTATGTCGAATAATACCACTTGAAAGGTGGTGAATATCATAGATACTGAACTTATATACAAATTTATTATCCCTATCTCAACTACGATATGTGGTTATATGGCTGGTATTTATCATGAACGATTTAAAGAAAAACGCTCTAAACTAAACTTAGCTTTTAATAAATTATATAATCCCTTTCAAAAGCTTATAATGAAAAAAATACATGGTGCTTTTATATTTTCTGATTTAAATACAGATTTAAAAAATAAAATATACACTATCCTCTTAGATAACTATGAATTCGCAGATTCTAAACTAAAAGTTTTAATTATAGAATTTAAATGGAATTATGATGATTATATTCAAAATAATTGTCCAAAACTTACTGATAAATCTGATTTAAATCAAATATTTCATAAACTCTCATTACACATGTCTTTTTATTACAATAAACTTTGTTCAAAACTTTATTATCCTAAGTTTAAAATCTAGATGCTTGATAGCATCTATTTTTTTCTAGCAAAATAACCGCTACCTATAAGATAAAATATTACAAATATTAAAATTAAAGTGAATACATATAATTGTTCCATACTGCTACCTCCTACTTAGTACAAGCTATCTCGCTTTTAGTTTGTTTTTCCACAAACTTATTTATAAAATATATCTGGCCTTTCCCAGTAATTTTTGGAGTCTTACTTATACTTATATGCCCATCTGAATGTGTAATAGATGTTTCCTTAACTTCAAATAATCCTAAGTCCATACTATATTGAGTCGGCATATTATAATCTGTTCCTTTTCTTCTAATTAAGTATCCGTTTTCCCTTAACCAAGCAAATAATCTTTTAGCACCTATATCAACACCATTTTGTTTAATTAATTTTGCTAGATCTCCTACTAGGATTGATGTATGGGCAACTGATACTGCATCTGCAAACAGTACTTTTGGTTTTTGCTTTTTCATTTGTTCCTGCAATAGTTTCTTTTCTTCACGTTCTTTTTTAAGTTGAGTTGCAACTTGAATTAATAAATCTGGGTTATCCAGTAATTCATCTTTTGCATACATACCATGTTTTCTTATATCTTTAAGAATTGCTTTTACCCTCTTTTTAAACTTCTTTGCTATAGGTTTTCTGCTCTGCATTAATACTTCATACAAACCATCTTCTGTTAAAAACAACTTATTTCCACCACTATCCTTATTAGGGATAGTTACTTTTTCCTCTTCATCTACTGTATTTAACATTTTAGAAGTATTGTAATACCCTTCATGCGTCTTTTGATAGTCAATCCATTCAGCAACATCTCTTGCTAAAAACAATGGATTTTCAAAATTTCCATAAATCCTAAAAATTTTACCTAGTAACTCTCTTTGATCTATAATCTGTAAGTTACTCATTCCCTCATCTCCCTTTTGTTCACTAATGTAATTTTTAAAGAACTACATAAACTATTATTAAGCAGTATTAGAAAAAGTTTTGTTTGTGTTAACTGTTTCTGTAAAAAAAATTTCATCTACACTTTTTTTAAAATAATCTGCTATTTTTTTAGCTTCTGTAAGATTGAACTCACGTTTGCCAAGTTCTTTTCTATTGTAAGTTTGTATCGATGTATCAATTAATTCAGCCATATCTTGCTGTGTTAAATTATTTTGTGCTCTTAATCCTTTGAGAATTTGAGTACTAGCCAT